TCACTCGGTGCCGGCGAACTCCCCGAGCGCAGCCAGCCCGCGCTTGTTCTTCGGCAGGTACGCGCCGTTTTCGGCTTCGGCCTGACGCTTGGCGCGGTTCTGGATGGACTTGATGAGCGTGTCGCCCGTGATCGCCATGCCGGGATTCGCGCGGTTCCAGTGCTGAATCATGCCGCGCACGTCGGCCACGTCCTCAGCGTCGCCGTCTTGGCGAGCTCGGGCGTACCGGTTCAGCAGTTCCTTGCGGCGCTGGTTGAGCTTCGTTTCGGCTTCCTTGATGGCCCCCTTGCCTTCGTAGGCTTCCATCGCTCGAGCCAGCGAGAACCCCAGGAACTGCGCGACTTCTTCCGGCACGGTCGTGTCGTCAATGAGCGTGATCCGCGACTTGTCGACCACTCCCTCGTTCGAGTAGCGCAGCGCCTTGAGCGGGTCTTTGATCGCCTTGGGCATCATTTCCTCGACGCCGCGCATGACATCGCCCTCGGACATGGTGAGCACGCCCTTGCCCATGTTCAGGGGGATGCCGAACACCGGGCCGGCAATCGTCGCCAGCATCGCCTGCGCGTACTTGTCGCCCTGTAGCGTATCGGGCGGCGCGCGGAACAGCAGCGAATCCAGCCCAACGCGACCAGAGATGTCGCCGCCCAGCACGTCCTTGATGCCAGGCGCTCGGAACACGCCATGCGCGAGGACTTCGCCGACTTCCTTGCCGAACACGTCCACCAGGTAGTTGCGCAGCGCCACCTGAGCATCCCAGGGTTCGTCGTCCGAGCCGCCGATTGCCGAAGCGGCCGCGAGCAGCGTCGTGACCAGCGGCAGCCCCAGCGCGCCGGCAAACATGCCGTGCATCGCCAGCAGGCCGGCCAGCGTCTTCTGCGCTTCCTTGTCGCCGCCCAGCGCTTTCGACGTGTTGCGGGCCAGCGTGTAGATCATGTTCTGGCCGTACTGCTTGAACAGCAGCAGGACGCGCGCCGTCGGGCCTTGCATGATGCGGGGGCGGTTCGAGGCGGCGTAGTCGAAGTGACCGGCGTACGTCAGGTCGGCGGCCGTTTTCGCTGCCGCCTCGCTGGACTGACCAGCCTCTTTCGCCAGCCGGTAGTTCGCGAGGAACGTCACGCCGCGGTTGAACTTCTCGGCCTCGTGAAACATGACGGACGCCACACGGAACACGCGATCGGTTTTCTCGTTGTACGTCCCGGCGCGGCCTTGCGATACGCCGGCAAGGTCATGCGCCATCGTCAGGTCGATTACGCCGTCTTTCACGGCTTGCTCGAACGCGGCTTTCTCGTCGCCGGTCAGTTGCCCGAGCAGGTCGTTTTTGCCCTTCACGGCTTGGCCGGACGCCTTCATCAGCGCCGACATAGCCTTGCCGAAGCCGAACTTGGCACCCATCATCGGGTACGCCACCAGCGCCGCCTGCGACAGGTTGACCGCTGCCGATGCGGGCGACAGCCCCATGTGGAACATGAAGCCCAAGCCGGTCAGGAAGTTTGCGACCGGCGTGTTGTTCGGGTTCATGACCAGCTTGTGTCGCTGGTTCATTTCGTCCACCACGTTCTGCGCGACGATGTTGCTGTAGCCAGCGTCCGTTTTGATCTTGGCGTCGATGTCCGTCTGCATCTTCATCAGGGAAGCCTGCAACTGATCGCCGTGGTTCAGCTTGGCGAGGTAGTACCCGCCGTGGAACATATTGCGCGCGAAGGCCCGCATGGCGTCCTGCGAGTAACCCGGCGTGCCCTTGCGGTGGATGCCGGATTTCGCCCACGACAGGTCGGGGATGGATGAAAGGTAAATCTGGTTCACCGCGTCGAGCATGTGCTCGCGGGTTTCGCCGTCCTGTTCCTCGTTGATGACCGCCACCAAGTCCTTCATGAAGCCCTTGCTCACGCCGTCGCGCTCTGCGCTGAATTCCTTGCGCTTCTGGACTTGGCTGACCGTGCTGTCCGGGTTGTCGCGTACCAATTGGGCGCGTAGCTCGGCAGCCTGATTCTGCGTCTCGGCGAAACTCACGGCCTGCGTCTCGCCTTTGCCGTTCTTCACGATGACCATGTAGTCGCCGAAGCGAGCGAGCGGGAAGTAGACGCCCTGCATGGCCTTGGTGAAGTCCGAGCGCATTTGCTCGAGCATGCGGGTCTTGGCCTTGGTGTCGAGGCCCGAGCGCTCCACGCGGTTCAGCAGCGAGTCCTTGACCTTCTCGAAGTGCTCGACGTAGGTGTCGCGCGCTTGACGGTACAGTTGCTTCGCTTCATCCGGCAGCGCCACCCAGCGTTTGCGGATTGCCTCTTGGTCCGGGTTCGCCGGTTGCGACACGTCCGGGTCATACGCGGCGCGCGTAGCGTCGTGCATCAGCTCCGACATCGCGCGGGAAGCGGCCGGGCGCTTGTCGTTCAACTTGCGCCAGTCCTGCACGATGGTGTCAGCATTCTGCGCGCCGTCGTTCTGCTCGGCCTCCATCCGCTGGATGATGTCGCTGTAGCGCGCGAGCTCGGGAACGTCCTTGCCGTAGATGTCGAGGATTTGCCGACGGCCCAGCACTTGCAGGAACGCGCCGCGCCGGTCGCGTGCGACGTTCATCGCCTTGGCGGTCAACTCCTTGACCGTGTCGCGCATGTTGGCCGTGCCTTCGGCGGCGTCGTAGTCCGTCTGCGCTTCGCTCTGGCCTTTGGTGAACAGGACGGAGTCCTTCACCGTGCGGCTGAATACGATCTCCGGTCGATCTGGCGAGAAGTCACCGTTGTTGCCGGTGGCGGACTTGATCTGATCTGGACGGAAGGCCACATACTCTGTGCCGCCACCGTAGGCTACGTTTCCAACGTACTGCACCACTATCCCGTCATGCCCATCACGCTCAAGCGCATCACGTAATTCACTGCCGATCATATCGGTTTCACGGCGATCCATGTCGTTGATGAGCGCTTTCGCGCCACCCTCCCCAAGAACCTTTCTGGCAATTGCGATGCCAGGGTCTTCGCCCGCCCTTACGCTGTGACGATGCACGTAGGGGGTTTGCATATTGAGATGCAATGGCATGACATTGCTGCCATCGCCATAGGCAAATTCGCCAGCCATTTCCGGGTCGTTGGTGGCGTAAATCCCATCACCAAGGATCCCCTCGTTTGACTTTTTGAATGAATTGAAGTCGCCAGTAGTCCCGTGATACACCACGAGCGGTCGCCCCTTCTCATCCACAACTTTGCTGTCCCCGAACCAGCGCCAAAAGTTGCGAATACCCTCTTCGGTCGGGTGGATCGGCTTGCCATCGCTGTTCGTGCGCGGTCGCTGCTCCCCGTCCACGTCAATAGTGTCCGCACGCGACAGCGCCGCATCATCCTCCTGCGAGAACGCGGGCACCTGGTTGATGTAGCCTGCGCCGTCGGACGTGATCGCCTGACGGGCTTTGGCGATGACCTGCAAAGCCTCGGCGTCGGTCTTGCCTTCCATCCAGTTGGCGAGCGAGTCGAAGCCCATCGAGCGCAGCAGTTGCTGCAGCTTGGCGATGAAGTTCGCCAGTCCGTTGATCTGCACGTTGCGGCCGGACAGGTCGGCGAGCGCTTCCTCGATCGACAGCAACTGCATCCGCGCCTCGGCCTGCTCGCGCGAGAGGCCGTTGGACAGCGAGCGCTGTACCGTTTCCTCGCCGTAGTTGTCGCGCCAGCGCGTTGCGGCTTTTGCCAGAGGCGCGTTGCGGGCCTTCAGGTCGAACATCAGGCGCTGGTACTCTTTGCCGTACCGTGGCGCGGCCTGCATCAAGCCTGCGTGCAGCAGTTCATGCCACAGGACGAACTCAGCGTCAGCGCGGCCGTTGATGTTTGATTCGATGAGGGCGATCTCGCCCTTGAAGAACACCCCGCGAACGTCGTCAGGGATTTCGGTGCCGAAGTAATCGGTGGCAGCGTTGGCGTCTGCGAAAACTTTGAGGCCGATCTTGTCGACCGAACCCGCGACAGCAGCGATGGCGTCGCGAGCAGCCCGGCTCTCCGGGCGAGAGGTCGCTACTCGGCGGCTGTATTCCGGGCCTGCGCCGCCTTCACTCGGGCTTCCGTCGCCGCGTTGATCGCCTTGCGCTCGGCCGGCGTTCTGACCGGCAGGTGAGCCAGCGAAGGCTTCTTGTGTAAGGGTGTCGCTGTAGGCTGCGCCTTGTTCACGATTCTGTACTCCGATTCCGAGTTTTTCCCAGAAGCCTTGCGCCTCTGGGACCACGTTCATGATTGCCAGTTTACCGTCGGCGCTGGCGTCGAGCAAGGCTTTCACCGTCTTGGTGGCGTATCCACCCTTGCGACTGTTGCCATTGATCTCGATGTCGTACAGCGCGATCGGCTTGCCGTCCTCGAACACAGCTTCGACGTAGCCGTGATAGCCCTGCCCGTCCATGATGGCGAAGTTGAAAAGCTGCTGGCCATCTATCGGGAAGAACTCAAGCCGTTCCGTCGGGTTCGCGTAGGCAAGAGTCACGCCATCGCCACGGATAACGGGCGTGCCGTCCTCGGCTTGTGTGATGCGATCGGAGCGAGAGAACGCCACCTCCTTGCCGGGTGCTGGCCGGTACATGGTGTCGCTCGTCGAGAAAACCCGATTCGATCCCTTGTTCTCAATGAAGCCCAGCCGCTTGTAGAACTTGTCCAAACGCGCCTTGTTGCCGCCGAAATCCGCGGAAGGCGTGAGCGTGACCATTTTCCCGGCCTTGTCCGCGTAGTCGAGCAGCGCTTGCATCGCCCGGGTGCCGACGCCACCATTGCGGCCGGCCTGCGGCACGACAATCTTGGATACCCGAATCGACCCGTTCCCTTCGCTGACAAATCCGTCGATGCCAAGAGAATCCCACGCGGCTTGCACGTCCTCGATGGACTGCGGTGCGTTTGCGCTGTCCTGTTGCGACTTGTCCACGCGCGAGAACACCGGCCCATCCGCGCCGTCGGCGTACGGCTTCCCCGCGTACATGTCGGCGATGACCGCACGGTCGGCGGCCGACATCGTGAGCGCGCCGCCGCGGCCCAGGCCATCCAGGTGCTCGGCGTAGTTCGTCAGTCCGTTCGCTTTGGCGTAGGCTTTGGCTTCCTTCAGCGATGGCGGCGCATCTGCCGCGGCCGCAGTCTCCGGCGCGTTCGGGCGCAGCACGTAGCCACCATCGACCTTCGCGGCGGTGTGCGTGGCGCCGAGTCCGCGCGAGCGGATCGACAACTGCGCCGCTTTTTCCGTCTTGAATGGAGCGCCCGATGCGGACAGGATATCTCGGGGGGCCGGCGCGGTCGCTGTCGGCGGCGCAATGGCCGCCTGAGGCGACGAACCGGCAATGTTGCCGGATGATCCTGTTGCCACGCTTTGTTGGGCGCGTTCTCGGAGGCGCTGCACCTCGGGCAAACCCATACGAGCGCGCTCCTGCGCCGCGGCATCTGCCTGAATGCGGGCCGTTTCCGCTGCAACCGACTCGCCGTAGGTCTGCGGTCGGATGCCCTGTTCATCCTGAACAAGAACACCGTTGGTGGCCGGCATGTCTGGCGACGGGAGCGCCGGGGTTGCCGCAATGCGCTCGCGTTCCCGTTGAGCCGCTTCGGCGCGTCGAGCCTCGCCAGCCTGCTGGATTCGTTCCGCCTCGCCCAGCCCAAGCTGCGCGCGCTCTGCTGCCTGAGCGTCCGCGCGCCGGCGCGCCTCCTCCGCCGCAGTGATCTCGCCGTACGTCTGCTGACGAACGCCACGCGCATCCTGAACCAACGCGCCGTTCGGCGCAGGCATATCGGGCGATGGCAAGGCTGGCGTGCTGGCGATGCGCTCGCGCTCGGCAGCTGCGGCGGCCTCTGCTGCTGCGGCTTGGCGTGCCGCTCCGGTTTCGCGGATGCGGTCTGCCTCGCCTACACCAATGCTTGCAGCCTCATCGCGCGCACGTCGAGCCTCCTCGGCGGCCGTGACTTCGCCATACGTTTGTGGCCGCAATCCCTCCGGCGCCTGCACCATGACGCCGTTTCCGGCGGGCATGGTCGGTGACGGCAAGGCAAGGATCTGATCGGGCGTCACGACTGGCGTAATCGGCGCATCTGCCGCTTGGTCGATTGGGACTTGGCTGGCCGTGGGCTGCTGTGCCTGACGAAGCGATGCCGCGCCGCCAGCCATGCCGCCACCGACAGCGCCGAGCGCCGCGGCGTCGATGATCTCGCGACGGTCGAACGGCTTGGCCGCGCCGAATTGCTCGATGCCGGTCTGCACCGCCTCGGTCGCGCCCTCGCGCGCCATGCCTGCGGGAATCTCGCGCAGCGCTCGGCCCTTCAGTGTTTCGCCGATGCCGCCCTTGAACACCTTGCCGAAGTTGACCGCCTCTGCCGCGGTGTCGACGCCGGCCGCCGCCAGCGCAGATGCACCGATGCGGAACAGGTCGCCGCCGTCCAAACGGCTCTTGCCTTCCTTCTTGGCCTGCTCGACTGCGTCGGCGTAAATTCCGCCGAGCTCTTGGTTGACGTTCTGCGTGAACGCACCGGTGATCGCGCCGGTGCGCACGCCCTGCGCCAACGCGCCCGCCGTGTACTCCTGCCCAGCCTTGAGGGCCGCCTGTTCGGCCACGTCACGCGCCGCGCCGGCCGCCAACTCCTGCTCGAGCTTCGTTGCGATCGCACGCTCGACGCCCTCGGTGATCGCCTTTTTCGCAAGGAGCCGGCCGCCGATTGCGCCGATGCCGCCGGAGACAAGCGCCGTCCCCACTTGACCGATTGTGTAGCCGACCGCGTTGCCGATCCACGCAGTTTTCGATCCCTCGCCGTCCAAGAACACCTTGCTGAACGAGTCGTTCTCGGACTGCAGCGGCTTCGTCTCCGCCTCGATCTTCTGGTACTTGTCGAGTCCCCACTCGCGCATGCCCTCTGAGCCAAACACATCGCCGAGATATGCGACCACACCTGCGCCCGCCTGTTGGAGCTCAGGAATCGTCTTCTTGAGTCCGCGCGCTGCGGAGCCCATGAACGAGTTGTCAGGCCCAGCCGGTGCCGCCTTGGGGCCGGTGTACATGAATTGCGAGCTGACATCTTCCCAGCGATCTGCGCTGGTGCTGCTGGCTGTTGGACTGCGTTTCTCCCAGCCCGCGTCAATGACCTCCCATCGCCCGGGCGATTGGGGCTGTGACAGGGGCGACAGTTGCGACGAATCCGGCGCGGGAGCGTCGCTGAACGTGGGAGTGACTGCCGATTTCCCGCCGAAACGGTTGCGCAACTCCTGCTGCAGATAGCCGGCGCTGCGGGTGTCGCCAGCATCATTCGCCGTCTGCAACTCGTCCTGCACGATGCCCTGCGCGATTGCGTCACGACGACGCTGCTCTTCCGGCGACACCATCAACTGGAATGCCGGGAAATATTCGCGACCAGCCATTGGCGTCCTTAGGGGCTCGGGAACAGGTTGAAGGCGGGACGGGCCGCGCGGCTCATCTCGTTGTCGGTGTAGTCGGCCTCGCGCATCTGGCGCGTGCCTGCCATGCGGCGCTTTTCTTCCTGATCGCGCTCCCATGCTTGCACCAGCGATTGCGCCTGCGGGTCGCCGTTACGGGCGCGCGCCATGACCGACTGGCTGGGTTGTGGCACCGCGCTCGGCTTCGACGCGGGCTGTGCAGGCGGGGCGCTTTCGGCGGCTGGCGCCGGCTTACCTCCGACCGACCCGAAACCGGATGCGGCCAACTCTTTTTCGCTCGCAAAGTTGCGGGTGCGCCCAAGGACATCAATCGTCTGGATTGCTCCGGTCTCCCTGTCGCGCAGAATCTTCGGCGGATAGTTCGAGAACAGGTCTGCGTCCAGCGCAGCAAGCGCCGATTTCTTCTCGGCTTCCGGCATCAGTGTGTCGCTCAGAATTTTCGTGCGGCTGCTGCTGAAGCCCTTGAGATATTCGATCTGCTCCTTCGGCAGTTGCGCCTGCTTTTCGAGCGCGCGCAACTCAGCGGCCATTCGCCCGCTTTCAGCGCGCATGTTGGCAATCGTGATATTGGCCTCGGTCTTGTCCGCCGCGATTGTTTCCGTCGCCTTGTTGTGGCGGCCCGCTTCTTCGGTACGTTGGCGCTCCAACTCACGCAACTGATTCATGTTGTCGATCGTCGCCGTGGTCTTGCGCTCCATGTCGTCCGCCGTGCGCAGTTTGATGCCCTTGTCGAACTCGCGATCGCCCTCCTGCCGCTTGTAGGTCGCGTCGTCACGCTCCACCGCAAGCTGGTTTGTCAGCCGCGCCATCGCCTGCTCTTTCATGGCGAGCGCTTCCGCGGCGATACGCTTCTGCTCAGCGTCGGCGTTCTGCGTCATGCCTTGGCCGATGCCCATCAGCGCACCGCCCAGCAAGTTCCATCCCATGCCCATCGTTACGCTCCTTGCATCGGCTGCTGTTGTGCCTGTGGCGGTTGCTGCTGCTGGCCTCCACCCTGCGTCCGCTGGATGTCGGCCTCGACCGCTTGGCGGGCCTGCGCCTGCACTTCGGGCGTGATCGCGCCGGCCTTCTGCTCCTGCTCACCGAAGTAGCGAGTGCCCTCGTACATGGCGTCCTGCTTGATCTGGTCCGCCTCGCCCTCGGGGATCTGCCCGGTGCGTTCGGCGATCTCGTAGACCTCGGCCAGAATCTCCGTTCCAGCGTTGAGCACGACATCCGGGTCCGGCGTCAGGTTCTGCTGCTTCAGCCCGCGCACGACGGCCAGCATGATCGTCGCCGTCTGCTGGCCGATCGCGTTGGCGATGCCGCCCTTGGACTCGGTTTCGTCCTTGAGCTTCATCGCGATGTTCTGCGCGTTGTCCGGCGTGCTGTAGAGGATCGACATGCCCGCGGTGACGATGTCGTTGTACTGCTGCTGCTCCTGCGGCGTGGGAGCCTCGCCCTCTTCGCCGTCTTCACTCTCGGCGCCCATCTCATCGTCCTCGACCTCGCCGCCACCCATGAGGCTGAAGCCGCCTTGCGGTTTCTTCGGCTCGGCGTAGATGTACGGCTCGCGCTGTGGCTGGCCTTGCTGTTCGTACAGATTCATTACTTGCTCCCCATGAGTGCCCAGCGGAAGTCAGGCTTTTGTTGGAACGATCGAGTGGTGTCTGGCACACGGGACATGCGTTCCTGCCAGTCGCGTTGATCCTGCGCGGCGCGGCCCTGCATGACGCCTTGGCCGACGCCCATCAGGACGTTGCCCCACATGCGGTAGCCGTCGGGCGTGGTCGGCTTGATGCTGTTCCAGATGTTGCTCGCCCAGCTTTGGTTAGCCGCGGCTGCCGGTTGTCCGGCCTGGCCGATGGCGCCGCCGGCCTCTGAGAAGGTTGTTGGTCCGCCGATGCCGCCCATCGGTTGCGCGCTGGCAAGCGCGCTGTTCGCCCCGGTAGGCATGAGTTGAAAGCCTCCACTCGCCGCCTCGCCAGACAGGCTGCCGAAACCGCCGGGCAGTCCGCTCGCCGCCTCGCCTGCCATGCCAAGTTCGAGTGGCATACCTCCGGCCAGAGCGCCCGCCTCTGCTGCGCCAAGCCCACTCGCGAGAGCGCCCGCGCCGCCCTCTGCCGCGCCGCCGACCGCAGCCAGCGTGTCAGCGCCGAGGCCCGCACCGGACCCCCACGCTGCCGATGTTGCCGCGTCCGCGCCGATTGCCGCCGCACCTTCCGCCGCGCCTGCCGCTGCGCCCGAGCCGATACCGGTCAGTCCTTGAAAGGCGCCCGTAACGGCGCCGACCGCAGACCCCAAGGCTGACACGCCTCCACTGACGCCGGCCGAGATGGCCGCCCCCAATCCCGCTCCAGAGCCGAGCGCGCCAAAGAGCCCCGCAGCAGCGCCACCGGTGAAGATCGCCGCGGCGACGCCGAGCACGACCTTGAAGAACTTGTTCTTGAGGACTTTCTTGACCGCGTTGCCGATGGCCTTGAACGCCTTCTTGATGCCTTTTGCTACACCGCTCATGCTGGTATTCCTTGATAGAGAGCGCCGACTCGCTTGAGTCCGAGTTTTTGGTACAGCGTGTCCGTGCGGTCGATGTTCAAACCGCTCGAGACGCCGAGTTGAATTTGGACGACGCCCATCGACTTCGCCCAGCGCAGAAAGCGCCGGATCATCAGGGCGCCCGACATGCCGTCAGTTGCGTAGATCGCGACATCCGTCGCGTAGTGCGACTTCGAGAAGAACAACTCTTCGATCATCCCGAAGAAGAACCCGGTCACGATGCCGTCTTTCACCGAGACGAGCACCAGACGGCGCTTGTGGAAGATCGCCTGCGCCAGCATCTGTCGGCAGCCGTTCACGTCGATTTCAGGCAGGCCGCCCACCTTCGCGTGCAGCTCTTTGCCGAGCGCCAGGATGGCCACGATGTCGTCGCAAGTCGCCTTGCGGATCATCAGTTGCCGCCGTTGTTGCCCGGCTGCGCGGCAGGCGCTGGGGCCGGAGCTGGCGCGGGTGCGGGCGGGTACGCGCTCGACGTGGGCTGGTACGGAAAGAACGGCGAGCCGGTGTAACTCGCGAGGATGTTCCGGTAGTAGCGGTCCTTGTCCTCGGGCGACATCTGCGAACTGAAGATCGACGCGATCTGCTGGTTGAAGTTCGTGAGGGTGTTCTGCTGCAACTGCGCGATCTGCATTTGCTGCTGCGACGTGATGCCCAGCTGCGTCAGTGCCGTCTGCGTTTCGCGCCCGAGGCGGTTTTCGGTGGACTGCCAGACGCGGTTGAGTTCAGCCTGGTTGTCTCGTGACGCCAAATCCATCTGCGCCAGCCGCTCAGCAGACGCGATACGCTCGCGATCCACTTCGGCGTTCATCGCCGCGGCGCTGCGGGTCGCCGCCGCCTGCATGTTTGCCGCCTGCAACTGTGTGGCGTTGCCCTCGCGCGAGATCGTGAGACGATTCGACAGGTCACGGCCCTGCAGGTCAGCCTGCCCGAGCATGCCCTTGTCGGCCAGCGCGAACTGATTGGTGTAGCCGAGGTTCTGTGCCTGCTGGTTGTAGTAGGTGTTCGCGTCCTGCGAGGCAATCGGCAGCGCTGCGCTGATTGCCGCCTCTTCGCCAGCCTGCCCCGCCAGCGACGAGTTCGCCATGCCGCGCGCATTGGCGGATTGACGCGCCCGGGCGACGGCCTGCTCGATGTACGGGTTGCCGGACTGAAGCAGTTGCTGCATCCGGCTCTCGACCAGCATGTCCGGCGTTACCTCACCGGTGGTGGCCTTGATGTCCGTTCCGGCAACCGTGACCGGGCCAGCCGGCGGCGCCGGGATGATCGGGATGGATGTCGAGCCGGGAATGAAACCGTTTGCCGGGTTGTATGGCGCGGGGCCGGGCACCGGTGCGGGCATTCCGGGCGGAGGTGCGGGCGGTGTTGGTCCGGGCGGCTCTGACGTAGGCTGTTCGGGTACGGGGCTGGTTTTCGGACCGCCACCGGTGGCCGGAGCGGTCGAGCGCACCGGTGCGCCGCCATAGCCGGACACAGGCGCTGCGGTTGTCGTGCGGATTTCGCCAACCGTTCCGCCACGCTGACCGGGCGCAACGGCGCTGCCCGACGGGCCTGTGCCGACTGCGTTGACGGCAGGGCCAGAGCTTGGGTTGATTTGCCCAATCGTGCCGCCTTGCTGCCGCATCAGGCTGTTGAGCCGAGAGGCCGCAACCCCATCGGTAGCGCCGGCGCCCGACATCGCCGCGTGCATCTGCGGGTCATTGGCGGCATCGCTGATCGTGCGAGGGGCTGGGGCCTGCCGATCTTTCAGCTGCCCCATCAAAGAAAATGCCATTGGTATTCCTTGCCGCTCAGAAGGTCGCGGAGTGGTAATCGGTGGTGGTGGTCGCCGTGAACGTGGCTGAGAGCTGGCCGACGATGATCGTGGCCGTCTTGGTGAGGCCCGGCTGATGCACCGGGTCAATGCGGACCGCAAGCGTCTGGCCGGTGGTGATCGCGCCGTAGCGGGCGTATGCCGCGCCGTTGACGCTGACCTGCCCGCCGATGACGTTGACGGGCGTGCTGACGTTGATGCCGGTGATGGTGGCGTTGGCTGAGATGATGTTGCGGCCGACGCCGCGGTCAAACTGCGAGGCGAAGCTGTAGGCGGCCGGCGTGATGTCCGCGCCTGCCGTGGTCGAGCAGAATGATTCGGCGAAGTTGCCGACGATCAGCGTGGTGATGACCGACTGCGTACCGGCGCCGGCAGACGTGTGCCGGACCGCGAAGGTGTCGCCGTTCACGCAGGTTGTCGGAGCCGTTGCCCAACCGCCGCCGTTCTTCGAGTATTCGCCGTTGACGATAGTGACGTTGACGCCAGCATCCAGCCCAGCAATCGTGATCGTGTTCGACGTGCGCAGCGTCGACACCGTGACCGCTTCCTGGTTCACGAAATCGAACGCCGTGGGCACGCCGACGCTGGCCTTGGTCGTGACATTGAACGCGCCGGCCACACCGCCGATGGTCAGGGTCGCCGCCGTCAGCGTGCCGTAGGTCGCCGATGTCATCAGCTTGACGCGCACCTTCTGGCCGACCGTGACCGATCCTGCTGCGCTTGTCCATGTCGCACCGTTGATCGAGTATTGCCCGCCGGTGATGGAGATGCTGGCCGCTACGTTGATCCCGGCGACGGTGATCTCGTTGCTGGTCGCCGATACCGCGAGTTCCGCGTTGGTCTGCGCGTCGAGCGTGAACGCGGTCGGCGTGGAGTCCGCGGCTTCCGTGGTGGACGTGAAGCCCGCCGAGACGCCGCCGATCATCAGCGTCGTGGTCTTGCTGGTCGACCCCGTCAGCGCGGACGTGTGACGCACCTTGAACGTGTCGCCGTTCGCCGCTGTGGTGTCGGCCGTCTGCCAGGCCCCGTTGCCGTTCTTCTCGAGCTCGCCGTTGGTCACGTTGACCGCCGCTGTCGCCGAGATACCGGCAACCGTTGCGGACGCGCTGGTGCGCACCGTGTTGAACGGGACGGCCAGATCGGAGCCAAACGAGAAGGCGCTGGGCGTTGCGTCAGTCGCCGGATAAGTGACCTGCGCCGAAACCGCGTCGACGTAGCAGTAGCCGATGCCGAGCTGGTAGCAGTAGACGACGACTTGCAGGTTGCGCATGTCGGCGTCCGACAGCGTCAGCCCCCAGCCGGAGAACGTGTAATCCGCCGTGGTCGTCGTCAGGGTGTCCGACTTCGGGGCGCCCAGACGCACGCCGTTGCGCGCCAGATAGACGTAGATCAGACCGTCGAGTTCGCCGCGAGCCGTGACGGTGACATAAAGCTCGTCAATCGCAGCGTGCCCGCCAGCGGTCAACCCAAACCCGGAGCAGACGAGATTGTCTGTGGGGATCGAGAAGCTGTCGCTGCGCGAGTCTGCCTCGAGCCCGTTAAGGCTGGTGGCGTTGAGCGAACTATTCCACCCCGAGGCCGTGCTGGGGTAAAAGACTGCCGTTGCTGGCATTACAGGTTAGCCCAGCGTCCGACGAAGCGTGTGCCATCCCAATCGAACACGCACTCAAGCTCTTGCCCCGCCGTGGTGATCATGCCGTTCGCCGAGGTCGGCGAAATGTTGCCGACCCAGCGGATCGTCGCCGTCGAGGTGAACGTGACCGTCCAGCCGCCCGCGCCGCCGAAGGTGAGCCGCAGTCGCAGGCCATCCATCACGATGTCGTTGTCTGGCGCGGTCAGGGTGATCGTGCAGTTCTGGTCGAGCGTGCCGGACTGCTTCTGGCCGTTGTACCAGTTGACGGTTTTCGTGGCGCCCATGGTGCCGTTGCCGTAGACCGATGCGAAGCCGACAGCATTGCCGAACCGCATGCGTCGGTGTTCCCATGTAATGTCACCGCCCCCGTTCGTAGCCGAACCAGTTGCTGTTGCCTTGAGGGCCGCGCTGTAACTTGACGACGCGCTCGTATCGAAGAGCACGCTGGCATCGGTAACGTTGTCGCCAACTCCGATCACCGAAGCGATGCCGTGAGTCCCCGTGTCGCGGTGATCCACCAGCGATCGGTACGTGGCCATTGTCATCCAGTTTGCTGAGTCATCCCATGACGTAGAAATCGCCCCATACTCCAGCTGGAAACGTCCAATCACATAACCGTTCGTGGTCGTTGTTGCGCTGGTTGTCTTGACCCCGACAACGACATACTGAGTCGTTGCCGGCGCGGTCGCGTAAAGGTGATAGAGCGTATCTGTCCCCGGATTCGCTCCGGCGAATGACTGCACGCTATCGACGCCGATCTGCACGTTGCTGGAGTTGAAGAACCGCAAGAACAGCGAAAGCGCCGATGCGTCAGTCGAGTTCATGCACACCTGGCACGACGCCGATACGGTTTGTCCGGCGTTCAAAAATACGGTGCCGGCCTCGAGCTTGATCAGATCGACGCCCACACCATGCGTCATTGATGGATTCGTCGCGCCCCACAAAGCCGTTGCCAGACCGGACGGCCGGCCGATGGATATGCCAGTGGCCAATGTCCAATGATCGTCTAGCGAATCGCTGTTTGGCAGGAGATTTTTGCCTTGCAGCGCCACCGCCCATTCCCCGCCCTGCGAAATCGCGATGCGTCCGTTCTCCAGCGGAGCGAAGGGCGAATGCGAGCCAAATTCAAGCTCAGTCTCGCCGACGTTGAGCCTTAGCGGCTGCAGGCCATTCCCGGGAAACGCAGGCACCGTCAGCACGTTTGGCGATCCAAATGCAATCGTCGCCACATGCGCGGTCATCTGGCCGTAGCTGCAGGCGTCTGTACTGGCCGATCCGTCAGCGAGGTTGGTGATCTTGTAGCCGCCCATGTTCGGGGCGAACGACAGCGTGGCGCTCGAGGTTGGGTTGCCTGATGCGTTGAGCAGCAGGAACGTGTTGGCCGTCTTGGTGACTTCGCCGCCGTTGGTCAGTCCCGTGATCTTGACGCTGCGGTCGAGCGCGGTCTGCACCGTCGCAAATCCAGTCTGGATCGCCGAGAACTGGCTGTTCAGCGGCGCGGCCTTGACCGTGGTGCCAGCGATGAACAGGGTCGTGAAGTTGTAGTAGCTGTTGCTCATCGCATCAATCCAAGTGGGGAAAAGTGAACGTGCATCGCCTCGATCGTCCACGGGTCGCTTACGTCGTCCTCGCAGTACAAGAGGATCGCCAGGTTCGCGGACACGCCGTCGATGTCGCCGTTGATCTTGGTGAGGAACCCGCCGTCATAGACGAATTCGCCGAAGGTGTCGCGGTCGTACAGCCCGCCGTTGGCCGAATCGAACGGCGGCAGGAACGAGATGTATTGCGGGTCGCCGTAGTCGTACTCCGTGGCGTACTGCAGCGGGATCGTGTCGCGCGATGACATCTCGGCGACTAGCTTGCGCCAGCGCTTGCGGCGCTCCGGTGAACCATAGTGGAAGAACGGCAGCCGGATGAATGCCGGAATCAACTCGCCGTCGTAGGAGTTGCCGCTGTCGAGCCGGTAGACGTAGCCGTCTGTGCCGCCGGCCAGCGTGATTTCGTTGCCGCTGGCATCCTCGTCGTTGCGCACGAATGCGAACGTGACCGGGTAGAAGACCTTTGACCAGCCGATGATCTTGTCGCCGGCGTAGGTCGCGAAGATGCCCGAGCCGTCTGCATAGAAGATGCGGATCTGGCTCTTGATGCGGTTGATGACCATGCCGATAGGGGTCGCGGTCATGTTGCGCAAGAGTTCGTTGACCCGGCGCGACAGGCTGGCGCCCTCGAAGTCGCCGAAGGACTGAGTGGCAGCCACGCTCTGCACGCCGTTGGTGTCGAGCACGACGGTTGAGTTCGGCACGTCGATCATGCAGCGCGAGTACGCGCCGATAGTCGAGCTCAGTTTCTTGAGCTCCCAGTCCGTCGCGCTGGCGCCGTAAAGCAAGTGAATGCTGTTGCGCGAGGCGATGCCCAGCACGTCGTTCCGAACGGAGTAGATCGCCGTGACGTAGTCTCCGATGCCGATCTCGTTGGCACCCAGGCGCACCGTGAAGGCATGCGGCTCGGCGGCGCCGGAGTTCTGCACCGATCCTTTGAATGTCAGGAACAGGTAGTTTTTGTGGATCGCGATGTGCTCTGGCCGGTCATCCGTCATACCGGTCGTGATCGGGACAAACGTGTCCTCGGAGAACTCGAACGCCTTACCGACGCCGTTGACGATGTAGGCGCGCTTCGTCTCGTAGGAGGCGTAGAAGTTGTGCGTCACAACCTCGTAGGTGCCGCCCACTGGCAGCGTCGGCGTGCTGGTAGCGCCGTCCGTTGCCGCGTAGACCGTGACGCCCTCGCGGATGTTTTCGGCCGCGTTGAAAGTGCCGGTCACGCCTCTGATGGACAGAAAACCCTTGGCTGTGCCACCCGTCCAGTAGCCGCTAGTCAGCGCCACCCGGGCGACGGTCGCCGTGGCGCCGGATGTCTGGCCGTTGATCGTGTCGCCTTCCTTGATGACGGTCGCCCCGTTCTTAAACGGCAGCAACAGGTTCATCGCCTGCAACGTCCAGCCGAACGACGGATCCGCCTTGTAGATGCCGCCGCCCGAGTTGTCGGCCTTGTCTCGGATGGCGTACATGTCGCCGTACAGGAAGAACACGGCGCGCACCGGGCCGGCACCAGGCACGGCCTCAATCAACGCTCGCCTTGCGTTTGCGGCGCCGCGGATGTACTCGTCCCGGTTGGCGTCGTCCAGCGATGCCGGCTCGTCAACGGCCGTCAGCGTGAAGGCGTAGATGCCGCCAATGGTGATCTGCTCGCCAGCTTGGAACGTGCCGGCAATCTGCGTGATACCGACCGTGCCTTCCGCTGTGGTGTCGTCCCAACCGCCAGCAGTGAGCGCCGCCTGTCCGCACACGGTTGCTGTGGCGCCAGACGTGCCGCCGACGATTGCATCGCCGTATTGGATCGGACGCGGCCCGCCTGCCGACAGTGTGATGAGCCGATAGGCGGCAGCGGACGGCAATTCTGTGCGGTCATCGCGCTCGTACCCGCCAGCTCGACTGTAGCCGCCTGCGATGCCGACCTCGACGTTCAGGCAGTCCGCCATTTCGCCGGGCTTCAATTTCATCTGCTCGTCAGCGACGTTCAGCCCGCCGTTCAGCGGGAACGACTGAACCTGAGTCGGCATCAGCGCCAGCCCTCGGCAACCGGGTTATGCCCCATCGTGAAGTCGGGCAGCTCGTCGGCGCACATGCGTTCGTAGGTGCTCGCGAAGATGCGCCGGCCTTTGGTCATGACTGACGGCGCCTCGTCGTACTCCGCGTATTCCTTGAGTGCGAGGCCGATGATGGCGTCGTGCCAATCTTCGCTCATCTCGGGTTCGTCGCCGTCCTCCGTCATGCGCGACGCCGTGCGCCAGTAGTAGCCGTTGATCGTGCCGCTCTGGTCCGGGATCGTGTCGAACTTGATCTCGTAGTTCTCCGTCATGCAGAAGTACGACGGTTGCGCGGTGGCCGGCGCCTGGCGCTCGTAGCGGTCAATGAAAAGCTGACGGTCGATCTGCTCAATGGTCGAGTAGGTGTCGCCGATGATGAGCGTGAGCCGCGCTTTGCCGTCCTTCGACTTGGCCCACTCCCTGAGATTGGTGATGCCGAGCGAGGTCATGGAATAGGTCTGCGTTCCAGCAACCAGCGCGAACGTGGCAGCCGAGCGCATGAAGTTCCAGTACTGCATGAGCTGCAGCCGAACCCATGCCTCATTCACCCAGTCCACGAAATTCGCCGCCATACGGGTCTGATTCGTGACTGACTGGATGTTGAGCGAGCGCTGGCCGGCCTGCGCAGCGGTGCGCTGGACGAGTTGGAGGAAGTTCATAGCGAGTCCAGATACGCCTCGTTCTGGGCGATTTCGGCCTGCGTCATGGCGCGGTTGTAGTGAAGAACTTCCTTCAGCGTGATGGCTGACGGGGTCGAGCCGTCATACCGAGCGCCGACCGTCAGACCTGCGGCACTAACAAACCCGCCCCAAGCGCCCATCAGGCGATCCTGTCCGCCGACCTTGAACGTCTGCATGCGTGGCGTCGCTGCGGCGTCGAGCGTCCCCATCAGGATCGTGATGTAACTGCCGGTCGTGCCGCCAATGCTTTGCGCGATGATCGACCCTGGCGTCTGATACAGCGCAATGTTCGGCGAGGCCAGTAGCGCGATGAAGCCCGAGTTGTTGACGATGCCGTCGCACAGCACCCGGCCAGACGTGTAGGTGTTGATGCGCACCCGCATCATCACGTTGCTCTTGTAGTCGAGACCGGCCACAGTGTTGGCCATGAAGTCGTTGGTGCCGTCAAACGAGATCGTGCCGTCGCCCTGCTTGGTAGGCTGGTTTGCCCCGGTCGCCTGAACAAGGTTGTTGCCTGAGCCGGACTGATCAGCCCATGCCGATACCGCGTTCGCCACGTCCGTAATGCCGGTGTTCTGCATGAAGCGCCCGACGAGGCCGGACGTGACCGGCGTGAGCGAGCCAAGCACGTTGATGTAGAACGGACGAATCCGCGTTGACGAGCCACCGGCCGCCGTCGCTGTCAATTTAGGCGCGTAGTTTGCCGCGACCGTGTAGTTATTGGTCGGATTGGTGGCGGTCGAATCCGTTGACCCGTTGTTTTCGAAGTCCCATGCGTAGGACGACGCGCCCACCGATGCGTTGGTGAATGCCGCGTTGACTGACGTTCCGTTGATCGGTGTCGCCGTGAACTTGGCCCACGGTCGCGCCATCAGCGTCGTATAGGCAGACAGGAACGCGGCAGCGACGAATGGTTCTGCGGCTGATTTCAAGTGCAGAACGTCGCTCTGGTAGTAGGTCGTGTCAGCGGGATTCGAGACCTGAGACACGGCCTCAATGTCGGCGAGGATATCGAACCAGTCGCCGATCGCGTTGGCGCGCAGCGCGCCGTTGAACGCCTGACAACTCGCGTTGATGGGCATGTACGTTGCGCCGATCACACGCCAATTCGTCTGACGTGCCCGGTAGGCCATCGCGCCGTCAAGCTGCGCGAAGTCGCTGTAATTCGACGGCGTCACGTCATTGGTCGCGGCGAGCACGGCCAGCGTGTTGACCCCAGAACCGGCGTGCACTTCAAGCCAGCCGCCGTTGATGTTGGCGTTGAGATTCGCCATCGGCACAGCCGTGATGCCGCGGTTGTACACCTTGGCGTTGACCTGCGCGGCGAAGTGGTAGGGGTAGGTCTGCGCGTTGTCGATGCGGAAACCTTCGGTGTTGCTGTCACCAGCGAATACCACCACGTCGTTGTTAAACGTCGCCGATCCAGATGCGGCTGCCGCAGCATTGCGCAGCGCCAGAAAATTCGCGTCACTCAGCCGTACATCAAACTGCACGTACTGATAGAACTGCATCGCGCTGTCCGGGATGCCGGAGCCGATGCCAATGATCGGCGCGCGGTTCGCTCCCGAGGACATTGCGCCGGATGGCGTGCTGTTGTAGTTGATGTCGCAGACGTAGAGGTCGAGCGAGCCAGAGTTGTTCGTTCGCCAAGCCACCCACGCCTTCTTGCACGGGAAGCCGGTGTTCGCGTTTGAGTAAAACCAACCCGTACACGGCAGCGCGTCAAACGGCAAATGCTGCACGTCACAGATCACGACGCCCGTTGACGCCTGCATGCTCGTTCCGGTATTTGAAGCTGGCGTCAGGAAGCGTCGCGGGTCGCCGGGCGTGACGGCTTCCTTATGTTGGAACAAAACGAAACCCGACTGCGCAATTGGCTGTGACGCGGACGTTGCCTGAACCGCGTGTCGCCCGCCGCCAGTCTTATCAATCAAGCGGCCGAACTTCGCGCCCGAGGCAGGAACACCGCCCGTCCCGTCGCTATTCACCGTGCGCTGTGTTGCGTCGGTGCCGTCGTACCAGAGGCCGGTCGCAGCCGTGCTGGTGTACAACCCCTGCACTACCGCATTAAATGCAGCATAGGGGTTCACGCTCGTTGGTGCTTGCTTCTGCCCAGGCACACCAACGCGCAGCCCGACAAACATCAGTACATGACCTCGATGTCGGAAGCCGCACCAGCGGATTGCGCTGTAATGCTTTTGCCGAACAAATTGCGCGTTTCACCGGCCGCAAACTTGGCGGTGCGCCCGCTATTGCGCAGCGACGTGTAGGTGATCGTCATCGCTGCGTTTGCGCGAATCGCGCGAAACACAGCGTTTGTCGCTGGCGTGAACGGCACGGCGCTCAACGTCTCGCAATCGACCGCACTGACTGTCAGGTCGTTCGAGTTCAGGTCATAGGTTGGCATCGTCATGGCGCCTCCAGAAATGAGAAACCCCGCCGAAGCGGGGTGGTTTCGCCGTCGTCCTGGTTAGAGGATCGAGCGGTTGGTGTACGTTGCGGTGACGCCAGCCGCATTGAGCGCGGTCGTGCCAGGGTTGAACGTCGCAGAAGCGTTGGTCGTCACGGTCAGCGTGCCAATCGCGGTCTCGGTCAGCGGAACCGCCGGGATCGAGCCGTCGCCCTTGCTGCCGTAGGTGTCAAGCACCTGGCCGCTGTACGCGCCTTGGCGGACAACCAGAGTACCCGCGCTATTGTGCGAAAACACATACTGCACGGTGGTACTGACTGGTTGGATGTACCCGGCCCCGCCTTGGAGCGGTCCGTTGCCAGTCGCAATAGCGATGGAAACACCAGCAGCAGCGGTTGCCGCTTTGGCGTAAAAGACGCCTCCAATCGTATAGCTGATTGCGCCATAGGCTACGTTGGTCACGGTCGATCCCGTAGCAAGCGCAGCATTCGAGAAGCAAACGTTACCGAGAGCCGCCATCAGGTCGGCGTGCTGCACGGTCGGATAAGTGTTCAGAGCAGACATTCTCTTTGTCCTTTATTTGGCCGGCTTCTGGCGAGGGTCAAACCAGTTGCTGCCCATGAGCGATTCGTCGAACTCCTTTTCCCATTGATACGGGAAAGAGCGCGCGTCATAGGGCTCCTTGACCGGGAGCCCGTTCTCAAAACCGACCGTCTTCCACTTGCGGACCAGCGCGTTGTTCAGCGCTTCGCGGCACTCGACCGGGACGTTGATCCATGTCCCACGCTTGAGCAGCGTGTTCCACTCGTTCACGGCCACCGGTACGGGGCCGTTCATGTCCTGGTCGGGGTGCTCTTCGATGAAAACCCACGCACGATCACCAGACAAGCTGGAGATACCTTGGGTGGATCTCAGAAGTTCGAGGCGTGCGTTTTCGCCGTCGGTTTGTGGAGTGAGGTCGGTTTCGAGTCGCTTTGCACGGGGCATGGTTTGATTCCTCATTGCGCCCCCGTCAGGGGGCTACAGAAGCAGATTGATGGGTTAGAGGCGCGTGACCGCTGCCTCGATGCGAACCAGCCACAGGTGGTTGAGCACCAGGGCCGTGTAGTAGGCTTTCCAGCCCATCGAGCCGCGCTGACCCAGGTCGTCGCCACCGCGGGGGGTGTTCGGCTTGAGCATCGTCGGGGTGACCGCGTTCTTGCCCTTGAAGGCCACGTCGCCGAGCGCGTGAGCGCCGACCACGATGAACGGGTAGATGTCGGCTGCCGAGCCGCCGTTGGAAACAACGGTGGTCGACGGAGCGCCGCCAGCATCCAGGAACGGGTCGAGGTCAGCCGAGAGCACGAAACGCACTTTCTCGACCGATCCGATTTCCTCGTCGCAGATGCGCTTGCGCGGGCCGTAGTCCACCACGTTGATAAAGCCGGTCATGTCGCGGATGTCCTGCTCGGCATCGGTGTGCGCGAAGCACACATAGGCCGGCTCAACGCTGCGAGTGCCGTAGTCCACCGTCGAGTTCAGCACTTCGGTGATCTTGGCCGCCTTGTTGCGCTCGAGCAGGCGGATTGCGCCGCGCAGCTTGGTGCGCGTGATCGGCGTATTGACCGCCGAGCGTGATGCGCCGTTGGCGTAGATGACCTGCGTGCCGGACTTGGCTACGCCCCAGCGTACCTTTTCCAAGGTGGCGCCGGACGATTTGCCGAGTTCCTTTTGCAGCTCACCGATCACGTCGTCGGTGTGGAAGTCGACCAATTGATCGGTGATCGGAACGTAGTCGCCCCACTGATCAATGGTGACTTGCACCTTCTCGAAGTTGAAGCCCGATGCCGCGGGCGAGATGCCTTCGGTCAGCGGCGTCGTGACAGCCGCTTTCGGGATGGAACGGTGGAAGATTGCGACCTTCGTCTCGTTGGCCGGCAGCGGCTTGCTGTCGAACACCTTGCCGAGAACGATGGTGGGTTCCTGATTCTCCAGGAACTTGCGGGCCGCATAGCCTGCCTCGCGCAGGCTCATGTCGCCATACTTACTCATGATCTATTGATCCTTGTCTGTTACCGAAGACGCCCGGCAAAACCTGCGTCGAAGTCGCCTTCAGGTGGTTTGATTGATGCGCGCGCTGCGTTGGGGATAGCTGCTGCGCTGTTCAGTCGCCTTTCGCGCTCGGCTTTGATTCGCGCGGCCTCTGCTGCCGGGTCGAACGCGGGGGCAGCTGCTGCTGCCGGCGGCGTTGCCGGTGCGGGCGGGGCGAACGGCGATGGCCTGCCGTTTGCGATCTCGTAACGCTCAAACTGTTCGAGGACGGCCATGCCGCCCGCGACGCCACCTTGGGTGGCTTGTTCTTGCACACTGGCTGGTTGAGTTTTCAGCCATGCGGCAAGTGGACTGTCCGGCGAGCGCAACTTGTTGAAACCGGGGAAGGCATCTTCGATGACGGCTTCGTCGGCTTTGTTCTGCTCGTGGGCGTCCGCCTCGATGATCGGTTTCGTGGCGACTTCTGCCAGCTTGCTGAACGGCGCGAGGCGGTTGGCAAGCTCTGGGTAGTCGTCCTTCAGTCCGATCACGGCCGTGCGTACTTCGTCTGCAACCGCGGCGGCTTGGCGAGCGTTTTGGCTGCGCTCGCGCTGCGGCCGCGCTTGGGAATCCAGCCGTTTCAGGCGGATTTCAAGGGCGCGCAGCGTGTCCGGGTCGGTTGGCGACTCCTTGATACGCTGCAATAGTTCGTTGGTGCTCAGTCCGCCCAGATTGACGGGCTTCTGCTCCGGGGCCGGCGCGGCAACCGGCGCCGCGGCTTCCTGACCGGCAACATTGCCGGATGATTCCTGATCCCCAGATGTGACAACGCCCTCCGTAGAGGGCGCTGCTTCGGTGTTCTGTGCCTGATCGTCAGGCGGTGGCTCCGGCGCCGGCGGCGCGGCGAACCCGCTATCGAAGTCGTCTTCCGGGTTCTTGATTTCAGGGGCCGCGGTATCAGTTGTCATGGTTGAGTTCACCCTTGAGGCGTTGAGCTAATTTTTTGTGTACGCTGAGTTGTCCGCGCGCAAAGTCTGCGTCGCGTTGATCGATGCCGCGTTTGTTGATGGTGCGCTGGAAGTAAGCCGACTCGTAGGCCAGCAACTCCAACAGGCGTGATGTCATAGTGTTTGAGCGCCGCCCTTCCTCGTAGACGGCGCGCTCCATTTCTTTGAGCTTGTCGGGCGGGTTGGCGTTGTCGCTCATATGCCGCTACCCTGAGTCATCTTGATTGCCGTCTCGGTGTTGAACTTGGCGTTCTCCGAGTCCAGCTTCTGCGCGGCAAGCCCTACCTTCTTGTGTTCGATGCCCAGCTTCTGGCGGATTTCTTCGGCGGTCAGCCCGGACGCCTGAGCGTCGGCGACGATGCGCTGCGCCTCCATCGCCATCTCATCTTGGTGGATCTTGGCGTCCAGTTGCAGGCGCTCCTTCGCGACCTCGACCATGCCCAACTTGGCCTGATCGGCTGCCGTCTGCTGACCTTGTTGCGCGGCCTGCTGTTGCTGCTCCTTCATCTTCTTGGCCTCGTCCTCTGGGCGCAGCACTTCGCCGATCCGCATGTTCTTGGCGTAGATTTCGAGGACTTTCTCCTCGTCAAACTTGTACGCGTACTGCGGGTTGAGCAGCAACGGCATGGCGGCATTCATGAGCTGCATCTGCTCGGCGCGCGCCATCAGGACGGACGAACCTTTGGCGATCGGATTCAAGTCGCCCTTAATCGTCTCGTCGTCGCTGTGCATCATGTTCCAGTCGATCAGGCGTCGAAAGTTCGGAACCGTGATGTGGTCGTCAATGCCCTTGATCGTGCGGTTCAACACCACGCGACCGGCGTTGTAGTGGGTGTTCGTCGCCGTCGCGGTGTCCGGGGTGTACGGCCCGGTCTCGCCCTGCATGACCAGCGAGAAGTTGACCGACTCGTCAAACATGGCCTTGGCGGTTTGCAGGCCGACCATCAGTTCCTGAATCTTGACCGGTACGTCGATGTACTGGATGACCTTGCGGACATCGGTTTCGCCCGGAGAATCGTCCTCGGTGGAAGTGACGTACCAGACCTTGCCCGGTTTGTAGTCCCATACACCATCAGCCGGGCGAATCCGGCTCTTGAGCATCGCCACCGCCGGAATCGCCGACGCCGCGCCGTTGTCGATCAGCATGCGCCAGTACGAGCAGTACGCCTCCTGAGCGTCCTTGCCGGCCCAGGGAATGCCGTGGCCGAACAGGCTGGATTCGCTTTCGATCAGCGGGTAGACCGAATACAGCACGTCATCTGTGTCCAGCACGGTGCGCTCGGCCTTGATGACTGTGTCGCCAATGCCCCAGAGCGTGACGTTGACGCTGTCCAGTTCTGGGTCAATCTCCTCGTCAGGCATCAGGTCGCGCAGTTGGTCGCCCGTGATGTCGCCGATGTACAGCCAGCCTTGATACAAGCCCTTGGTTGCGTTCTCCTGCATCTGCCGGTCCAGCGAGATCAACGCGAGATCGGTGTACCACTGCGGCGGCTGGTTGGCTTTGCCGGTGCGCTCCAGTACCGACTTGATCGCCTGAGCGTCGAAGCCCGCTTTTGCCATTCGGCGAAGCTGTGCGGTTGTGAAGAAGAACAGCTCGAACGTCCCGGACCGGTGCTCAATCTTGCGAATCGCCGGGTCGGGGTAGAAGTGGAACGGGTTGACCACCTCGAAACACGGGTCTTTGCTGTCCTCGTAGGTCAGCTCGTAGACTGCGCCCTGAACCTGCTTCCACGACCGTCGCTGTGCCGGCGCCTTCATCGGGCCGCGCATGATGAACGTGCCGTAGCGGTACATCCATGCGATGCCCTTGCGGTACTCGGCGTTCAGATAGCACTGCGCCATCTGATCCTCGCACAGCAGCTCCATGTTCTTGGCGCGGTCCTTCGCTACGTCCGCGATGCCTTTGGACAGGTCGCCCATCTGCACCGGGGCGCCTTCGGGCGTCGTGCCGATTGGTGCTTGATCGTTTGCCGTCTGCGCAAGGATCGGCTTCGGTGACGCACTGATGCCCCAGAACTTTTCATCCGCGTTCGGCATCAGCATGTCGCAGGTGTGGGCGACGAACGTGTCAACCTTGCTGCGGGTCAAGCTGGCGTAGACCTGCGTCCCGATGATGCTCTTGAGCATGTCGGGGTGATACTGGTCGTTGTAGGCGTATTCCGCCCGCAGCCATTCCCGTTCGAGCTCGGTGCGCAGGGTCTTGCGCGTCTCGAGCTCGCCGTAAAGCGACTTGCCGAGGGCGTCGACGCGGGCCTGGCGGTCAGCCTCGGCGCGCGCGCGTTCCTCTTCGAGTTGTCGCTGCTCGACAGGATCGAGCTCGACTACCTCGACGGTCATCGCTGGTTGGGGGGATTGCTGCATCTAGTATCCTGATCGGCCGCCTCGAGAGGGGACGTGGGGGAATGTTTCGCTGTTCTCGTCGTCGTTCTTCATCTTGTCGACCACGAGAGCGGCGTAACGGAACATGTCGGCGCCGTGGCTGTACTGATCGTGCAGCGGGCCGCTCGGCTCGTCCGTGGCTTTATTGATGTGCCGGCGGTAGCGCTTCAGGCATTCCAGAAGGCGCTCGCACTTGTCGGCATCGATGTACAGCCGCGGAAACATCATCCGGGCCGCTCTGATTCCTTCCTCGATGTCGAGGGCTTTGCCGACTACGATCTTGTTCGGGGCCAGCAGCTTCTTGAGAATTTCCTCGGCGCTCTTGCCGGTCTGGAAGTTCTTGGCCGCTCCGTCGTGCGGGATGAAGTGCTTGCCGTAGCGGTATTTCTTCTTGTCGAGCTGGTCCGCGTACCAATCCAGAGTCTGGTGGCTATCCTCGATGTAGTCGATGCAGCGGACCTCGGAGCCTGATCGCTGCCAGAACCCGATGGTCATGGCGTCGTTCCAGCCCAAGTCCCAGACGGTGTGCACCTTCAGGATCGGGTCAGCCGGGACGTTGCGCGCTCGCTTGTCGTCGTAGAGTTTGTTGACCTCGTCCTTGTAGACCGCTCCGTCAACCACGCGCTTCGGCTTGCCGTCCCAGATGTTCGGGTAGCTGTCCGGGTCGCGGCGCAGCGTGTCTTGCCGCTCCTGCTCCAGCACCGCGTCGAACCACGGGTTGTCGCGCCAGTTGATCTCGACCGCCATGCAATCGGCCGGCGGATTGACCACGAAGCGCTGATACGTCTCGTCCGTCTCGAGGTCCGGGTTGAACGTCACCCAGATTTCCGACCCGGGCTTGCGAATCGTCGGCGTCAGGATGTCCCATGACCGTTTACTGACGTTCTTGGCCTCTTCCACCCAGCAGATATCCACGCCCTCGATCGACTTGAGCGATTCGACCGTTTGGTTCGACAGGCCCGAGAACATGAACAGCGAGCCGTTCTGCCGGCCGCGAATCTCGGTGTCGAGGATGTCGTAATACTCCGAAAGCCCCAGCCTTTCGATCTGGTCCTTCAGGAGCCGGTGCACCGAATCCTTGATGGAGTTCTGCACCTCACGCGCGCACAACACGCGCAGGGTCTTGGACGCCGCCTGAATCAGCAGCGCGTCAGCGAACCCCCAGGACTTGCCCGATCCGCGCCCACCGTATGCGACCTTGTAGCGTCGCGGCTCGAACAGGTATTTGAGCTTTTGCGGGAATTCAGCAGCCATGTAGCCTACCTACACGCCGATAACCGTGGAAACTGCTTTCGGACCCGGCAATTCCCGCACTTCTGTTGTTTAACTACCGACAAACCGCACTTCGAGCTGCGTCTTGATCGGCTTGTCGCCGCCTTCCAGCGTGACCGACTGAGCCGCCTTGCCCCAGCCGCGATCGATCACGTACTGCGCGGCGCTGAGCTGGACCTTGTGGCTCTCACCCTCAGCCATGATCTCGAGAATGACCGCCAGCGCTTCCGGCGTCTTGTCGCGACACATCTGCTCAAGGGTGCGCTCGGCCTCGGTCTTGGCTGGTCGGCCGCCCGGATTGCCGGATTTGCCTTTCTCGAAAGGCTTGCCCTTCCCTGTTCTACGGCTGTTCTCAGCCATGCACGCTACTCCGTACCCTTCCCCGCCGCCAGCTCTTTCGACGCGTTCTCGCAGGTCAGCGCCAGATTGCGGAAGGCGAAGGCGGCCCGCTCCAGGCTCTCGCGCGTGTCAGCGTCGCGGCTTTGGCAAAGCCCCGAGCATCCCTCACAAGGCAGTACGGCCACAAAGCCGGTGTACTCGCCCGTCTCCACAAGTTTTGCTCCGCCCTCAAGAAGCAGTGCGGTGCCCGCGATGTTGATGGCCTCGTTGACGCTTTCGATTTGATCAAGGGTGATCGTCATACCTTGTCCTCATCCATCGGCAACGCCTTGATGAACGTCCGGTAGCGCAGCTCGCTCAGGCGCGACGATTCCGCTTCCTCTGCCGCACGTTGGCGGGCAACCGATGCGTGGATCCAGTAGAACGGGTTTCCGTCTGTCTTCGGGTTGAAGCGTTCGACTTGGGGTTTGCGGGACTGGATCATGGCGCGGTGCGTTCGATCTGAGCCAGCCAGCCTTTGTTTTGCCCGCTGATCGCCCGGACGGCCGGCTTCTTGGTTGTGATTGCCGCCGTGTTCACTTGGCGCATAGCAATCGGCTTCCGAAGGATCGCGGCGGTCGGCTTGCGCTCGCGGATCGGGGCGCAGTCTTGCTCGGTCAGGATGATCATGCGTCGATCCACTGCTGCGCGAAGTTCTTGACGATGCGGGGCGCGTTGGTCTTGCCATCGCATACGTCGCAGATGTTCCGGTTGTGGCGCTTGCCTTTCGTGTCTGTCCAGTGGACTTCGGCGAAGCGCTTGCTGACGGCGCCAACCTTGGTGATCTTCGCGTCGATGTCGTTCAGTGGGGCGCTCATTTGCTGATCGTGCAAGGCGCCTGTCCGCCGCTGCCGCCGGTTGCTGTACCGCCCGAGCCACTACCCGAAGCCTCGACGCCTGCGTTGCCGCTGGGTGCCGTGCCGCCGTTGCCTGCGTTGCCGCCCGTGCAGTTGTTGGTGTAACTGCGGTTGCTGGTCGAGCCGAACAGCGCGTTGTCGTTTCCGTACACGTTGACAGCGTAGGTCGGCTCTTTGGGCGCGGTGAAGCCAGCGACCATACCGCGCTCAAGCGAGCCGAAGCCGCTGGTGGCGATGTTCTGTGCAGTGGTCAGCCCAGCAGTGCCGAGCGTGGTCATGCCGGTAACCGTCTGGCCGTGCATGCCGGTGAACGCGCTGTACAGGCCGAGTGTCTGGCGATCCTGCGATTCCCGGGCGAGACGGCTGTCTCGGCTTGCCATCACGCGGTCGAATACCGGGAGCGCGACGCGGGCCGTGTCGAGCACGGTGTCCTTGAGTTCGACGTACCAAGGCTTCTCCACCGGCGGCGGGGCGACAGCGGCAACATTGCCGGATGATCCAGACTCGGCGCACGCGCGCTCCACCTTGTCGGCGAACAGGGCGAGGCAGATGTCGCTGGCGCACTTGGCGGCCATCGTCTGCAGGGCTTTGGCCTTGCTGTCACACTGATCAGCCTTGGCCTGGTGCGCCGATGCGATGCCGCTGGCGTATGCCTGATAGTTGCTCATCGGGACGGCGACAGGCTTGTCCTGCGCCAGTGCCGGCGCCACAAACAAAAACGCGACCACGAGGGCCGCGCTGGTCAGGAGGTGGTTGCGCTTCATTGGATCGCCTTCAGGCACGCGATCGCCGCGCGATAGTTGGCGGCGTTGGTCAGGGCCAGTTGCGCCTGTGCGCCATTGCCCTCGGCGAAGTGGATCGGCGCGTTGTGTTCGCAATTCTCGGCGCTGATGGCCAGTTCGGCGATGGCTGCTTGAAAGTTCATTGCGGGGTTCTCCGTTTCGCCCGATTCATCAGGCGGTTGACTTCGGCCTTGTAGGCTTCCTGCTGCTTTCGGCACTCGCCGATCGCGTCATGGACCTGCTGGACGTACAGGGCCAAGGCTCCGTTGTCGGCCGTTGCCGGCGGGAGCGGGGCTGACGGGTTGCACAGCAGGCTCAGGTCTGCTGTCACCGGCACTGAGACGTACACCGTTTGCAGCGTTGGCCGAGTCTCGCAGCCCATCAAGAACAGACTGAGGCACAGGGACATCAGCCCAAGCCCGGTAGACCGGGTCGGCCGCACGCTTGGCTTTTTCATTGGTGACCCTTTTCTTCTGGACGGCCTCGAGCTCGGCGATCCGGGCGTCTCGCGCCTTGATGATGTTCTGCGCCTCGAGCTTGGCGTCCTCTTGGAGCTTTGCCTCGCCTTGGGCAATGACCGCTTCGGCTCGTGCAATGCCGGTTCTCTGGGCTTCGCGCTCGACCTTCTTGGTGAAAGTCATCACCATGACGCCGAGAACGGCAACCAGCACGATGACGATGTAGCCCATCAGCTATTCACCAGCCGCGTCAGGGCGTAAATTTCCTCGGCCATATCGCGCGCAATGAGCGGGTTGGCCTCTAAACGATCTTCGAGCAGTCGCGCGATCTGGTTAATTACGTCCTGCTCGGAACTGGCTTGGTCCGTCACAGGACGAGCGCCAGGAACTTCTGGCCCCAGCCGTAGAGGGTGGGGGCTGCGAGGCCGACGCCGATCAGAATTGCGCTGGCCTGCGGGTCGCGCTTGATCGACTCCCAGCGGTCGTGACGCCAGCCGCGGGTTTTCATCCAGTCGGCTTTTGCTTTTTCCAGCTTTTCCTCGAACAGCTTCTCGGCTTCTTCGCGTTCCATAAATTCACCTCTAAACGGCTACTATTTACGCGGATTTATAGTACAATACGCGCATGAGATTAATCGACATCACCGGCAAAACCTTTGGCCGCCTCACCGTCATTTCCAAGCAACCGCCCAGAAAAGGCAGCGGCTCCGATTGGCTCTGCCGTTGCAGTTGTGGCGTCACGTTTGTCGCCCTTGGCAGCAACATCAATCACGGCAAAACGAAGTCATGCGGATGCTTAGCCAAAGAGCACGCAAGCGCGATGGGCTCGAACCCTGCGTATGTCGCAAAGCGCATCGCCAAGATCACGAAACACGGCCAGAAACGCAAAAACGCGATGACCGTTGAGTACAAAACGTGGCTCGCCATTAAGCGTCGTTGCTACGACACCAAGTGCAAGGACTATCCCAATTGGGGCGGTCGAGGCATCAAAGTTTGCGACCGCTGGAACGATTCATTTGTTGCGTTCTTTGCTGACATGGGCACCAGACCCAGCGACAAACACAGCATTGACCGCATTGACCCGAACGGCGACTACTCACCGGAGAACTGCCGTTGGGCTACCCTCATCGAACAGGGGGCCGAAAACCGACGAAACCTCACGGCTATCGCCATTGATGGCGTGACCTATCCAAGCATCGCTGCGGCCTGTCGAGCCTTTGGCGTGGGGCTAACCACCGCTCACATGCGCATTGATTCCGGCATCCCCGTCGAGGTCGCCGTCTCTACCGCTGGCCGCCTGAAATCACGACGCACGCGAGAATCCTATCTCCCCAAAAATCGTCGCCCCGGCCTTACGCCAGATACCCAAGCACCAGATCAATAAGCCGGACGCGCTCTTCGTGTCCGTTCATGCCGCCGTTCCAGCGGCGGGTTATTGCTGCCCAGTCGCCAGCCTGCGCCAGCTTGTCGAAACCGTTGGCCCGCCAAAACCAGCAGGCTGAAACCACTGCGCCATCAGGCTCCAGCAGAATCTCGGGGTTGCTCAGAAGGTCGACGCCCCATGCGGCCGATAGCGCGCGATAGTTGTCGCGACCGGTAATCATCGGCAAACCCCTGCCACGGAAATTCCAGCCGTCGCCAGTCTCGGCAGGCCCGTTGCCCATCCGGTTGCTGTAAACGTGCAGGGCGATCTCGCGCGGCTTGTGCGCCAAGCGGATCGCATCTTCTGGGGTCACTCGATTGGGCCAGATAACCCGTAAGCGATTCGCCGAATAGTTGAGGTTTTCTTCCAGTCGAGTGAAGTAGGCGCTCTCGTGGCAGCAGTTCGCCAAGAAAGCAGCGACTTCACGCGGCTCGTCAATGTCCCATTGCGGGCAGGCTTCGGCCAGCAACGGCGCGTACAGTTCGCTCGCGCTGTTACCGACGCCCAGCCCGCGCAGCAGGTCCGCGGTGATCATTGGTCGTATTTGCCCTCGTTGCCGGTGCCCTTGAACACCGGGGGCTGAATACTCAGGTCGCCGACATCGCGCTCAACCGGCGCGGTGCTGCGCTTCTTCTCTGCCAGCGAGCCGGAATCCCTGAGCGCGCGCAAGGCTTCGAGGAACCCAGCCGACGACGCCTCGGGATCGCGCACCGCACGGTCGCGGAAGTTCAGGATGATCGACAGCACGCCCCATGACATCGATGCGACGATGGCCGCAATGAAGCCGATGATCATGTCGTATTCCAGGGCGTGATAGTTCTCGCGGCGAATCTCGAAGTACCGTGCCACCACAGGCGAAAGCGGGATCGAGAACCCGAAGGCGACGACCACCTGCAGGAACATTTCGACTCGAGACTTTGGCAGACGTAGGCACATCACGATTGCGGCTCCAATGCCGCCGCCGACAAATGCCGCAGTTGTTGACGTTGCCGCCGCGCTGCCGGCTGCCGTGGCTGCTTTAGCCATGCCAAAGCCTGCGACCCCCGCACTAACAGGTTCGGACATGGGTTTGTTCCTCGGAAATGAGAAAGGCCCGCCGAAGCGAGCCTTGATGAATTGGCGGAGGGAGTGAGACTCGAACTCACGGGACCTGTTGGTCTCGGCGGTTTTCAAGACCGCTGCAATAGCCGCTATGCGACCCCTCCAGAACTGGCGGAAGATGTTGGAATCGAACCAACGCAGCGCTTGCGCACTGTACGGCTTAGCAAGCCGCTGCCTTGCCACTCGGCCAACCTTCCTGAAACTGGTGCCGACTGTAGGAATCGAACCCACGACCCCCTGCTTACAAGGCAGGTGCTCTTCCAACTGAGCTAAGAGGGCGAAATTGCAGGGTGCCCTGCGTGACTTGCGCCACACCTGACCCCCTCTTCATGCGACTCGCGAGAATCACATCAAGAGCGAACCCGAAACGTGGCCACGCCTCGGATACGCCAGCAAACAGCCCTTGCAAAGGCTGGTCACTCAACAGGGTGATTGCCAGCAGTTTTTGCGACGCAGAGCGTCTTTCAGCCAACGTGCACCCCGCTCTTCATGCGCCTGTTGCCAAGCACATCAAGAGCGACGCCGGAGACGATCCCGGCATGACGGTTTGGGCCGTAGCGTGTCAATGACACACCGACAACATCACCAGAATTTCACTGGAAGTGGATACCTACGCGCCCGTAGCGCATCGTCACTGCGCCTTGTCGCTTCCTACCGCTCTTGCGAACGTCAGGAGCCGAGAGCGCTTTGCGATTCCACGGCACAAAACACTCTCTGCGTTGCGGGCGCACCCGCCCACGCGAATTTCACAAGGTTTTCTCGCTCTTATCAACCCCACATTTGTTGGTCTCAAGCGAGTACAGCACCGGCTGCGCGACGATGCCCGTCCCGCGATACAACACCTCGCGAAGCTGGGCCTTCGTCAGCCCCGTCAACTTGAGCAGTTGCGCCGAAGACTTCGGGCCGTCCGCCAGCGCTGCGCGCACCATGTCGGCGTACCCCGGCTTGCTACGTGCGGGTGATACGGCCAATGCTCGTCCCAATCTTTCGCCAGCACTGGTTGTTCCAGCGGTCGATTACCTTGTACGCCAGCGTGCGCTCAAGCCCGCTGACCGCGCAGATCGCGACAACGTCTGGCAGATGCGCCATTTCGCTGCCCGGCTTCACGCACGCGTCAATCGCCTCAAGCACGACGATTGCCTGTTCTTCAGGGTCTAGCCGCAAGCGCGCTCCATTTCTGCGATTGCGTTGATGAGGACGCGCTCGTAAACCGGCGCAGGCAGCGCGGCGTGCTCGGCCTCGATGCTGAGGATTTCCACCCATGGCGTGTACACCTCGCGGACTTCCGGGCGCCACGCCGACCAGAGGAAGTGCGTGCGCATGCAGACCTGCTGCTGCGGCGCCAGCTTGCGGAATGCGTCATCCACCCGGACGCCCAGCGTGGGGTCAACCAGCTCTTCCCAAATGCTGCCGCCGAGCTTAGACCAGCGCCCGCTCGCGGCGCGCCATTCGATTGATCCGAGCGAACCGCCGCCGGGGATCGGGCTGCCGCCCGAGTTGAGCCAATCCTCCCACGCACGCATGCCGTCGATCAGCGACTGCGAGACCGGCGGGCGGTCGTAGTGGGCCTGGTGACTCAACGGCGCCCCCGCAGAATGCCACCCACCACCGCCACCAAGCACACCATCAGCACGATCCCAGCGATGCTGAGCGCTGGCACGGTATGCGGACATGGCAGCTCGACCATCGTGCAGCCGTTGTCGTCGCAGATACCGGCCATGCAGACCTTCTTCCCTGTGTCCATTGCTTCGCTCCTCAAGATTCGTCCGTCACCCACAACTCGCACGCCTCAGCGTCCGTCCGTCTCGTGTCCCGGTGCCCCGGCGTCGTCCACGCCTCGCACAAGATCCACGTCTTCGCTGGCAGCGGGCTGGCGTTCCCGCAGTTGCCGCATGTCTGCTCGCCATTCCTCGCGGGCGAGTTCGCGCAGTGTTTCGTCAGCCGCAAGGCGCTTGTCCCGCAGCGGTTCGGGCATCCGGGCGATCTGACGCGCGACACAGCGCCGGCAGTTCGCCATGTACTGGTGCTGGTGGCGTTGGTCGCAGCATTGGCATGTCAAACGAGCCCCTTGTCGTACAGCCGGATCAGGCTCTCGCCGTGGCCGCGCCAGAAGTCGAGCTCGACATCCTGTTTCGTCATGCCCGCCGGTCGCGGTCGCTGGCCGTCGTACACCGCATGGCACGCGCTGCACCCGTAGGCGCCGAGTAGGTCATTCACCTTGATGGCGAAACCCTTGCCGAACCGGACGCCATTTGCGTGGCACCAGACGGTCGTTTCGGGGTCGCCATTGCAGACTGACTCCGTGCGGATAGTGCAGCGCTCGCCGCGCGCGGATTCGCGGATCTTGCTCATCGTCAGCCGCCTTCGCAGTAGTGAATGACGCTCGGCTTGAGGTCGGCCATGCGGAGCCGCGGGCGCGGTGGCGCGTCCGAAGCGGCAGGCACGGGCTCGGGCTCGGGCGCCGGTTGTGGTGTGGTCTGTATCGGTTCTGCGTATGGCTTCGTCGGCAACTCCGGGGCCTCATCGTCGAGCGCCTGCATTTCTGCCTCCAACGCTTCGGGCGTCGTACCGGGCGCGAACACGCCCATGCAGAACTCGCCGGCCGACGGCTTGTAGTCGGCGCCGCACAACCGATAGCGCTTGATAGCGGGCCGATACCAAATCGCGCCGGGCGTCTGCCAAGCGTTGAGCATGCCAGCGAGGATTTCTGCCGCGGATCGCTCTGGCGTGACAGCGATGCGCGTCTCCCAATCGCTCTTTCGTTGAGCCAGCCACTTCTCGGACGCTTCGGCGTGCGCGATCCGTTCCAATCCCTCTTCGTCCTCGCCCTCGGTGATTTCGTGCATGAGGAAAATCCAATCCCGCACCACAAACTGCAAGTTGGAGAAGTGGTCGACGTCGGTTTTTGCGTCGACGGTATCTTCGACCTCGGCCGTCACGCGACCACCTCAGCCGCCATTACCTCGCGCATGCCGAGCGTGCGCGCGAGGTAGAGCTCGACGGACGCGCCGCGCGAAGCATCGAACCCTGGCAACAGCGCGATGCCGTCGCAGTCCATCAGCGCCTTGATGTCGGTACGCATGCAGGTTTCCCATGTTGCGGATGGATCGGGGTTCAGTTCGGCGGGGTTGACTACTTCGTACCCGAGCTTGCGCAGCCGCGCGGCCTCGGCGTGGAAGGCTGGAAAATTCAGGAGCGGCAGGCCGGACATCGGGCCGGAGAGGTATAGGCGCGTCATATCTACTGGCGCGGCAAGTCTGGGTTGTAGTGCGCGGGGATATCAGCCCGACCAGCCTTCCAGCGCGCGAGCAGGCCTTCGATCATTTCGGCTCCGTCCTTGCGTTCCGTATTGCTCACGTACTGCGCCACAAGATCGGTCGACACCACAAGAACGAAGCCGAGCGGCTTGCCCGCCTTTTCTTTCAGAAAGTCGTCGATCAGCGCGGCGAGTTCTTGCAAATGAACGCTCACTTCGATGACTTGCTCGGTCTTCATGCCTTGACCGCCTGCTTGCCTGCGCGCCGCGCTGCCTTTGCTTGGGCGCGGCGCTCCGCGCGATTGCCGGATCCAACGTAGGCAGTTGATGCCTTCTCAATTCCGGGCGGCGCGACACCGGACGTGATGCGGTTCATCATCGTCTTGAAGTCGTTGACTTGTTCGTAAGCGTGATTGATCTGTTCCATGCGTTGCTCCTTGAATTTGGCTACTGGTCAGCCACCATCTGAAAATGCAGAATCGTCCCCTCGTCCCACTTGCCACGCTCGACGCACAGCTCGAGGAAGTCGCCCAACAGGTAGACGCGGATCTGATCGACCATCCTGCCGAACTCGTCCTCATCCATGCTCGCGTACGCCCACGAGCGCGGGGTACGCAGCACCTCGCCCGTGTGCGGGTTGACCAAGGTGTTGACGAATTCGGTTTGCAGCGTCAGGTGCTGCCGCAGCAGCTCTACGTTCGCGAACAGCCCGAGGTGTTCGATCGCAGCGAAGATGTCTGGCATCCACGCGAAGCGCATGCGGTGATGTTTCTGGTTGCGCGGCTTGCGCCATTCGCGCGTCACCACAGCCCCTACAGGCACCTTGGCGCACGATTTCTGCGTTGCCTCGTCATCAGGGACGAATCCGAACGAGGTTTTGCGGAGGGTCAGTTGCATTGCGCCATCCATGCGTCAACGTCCGCACGATCGGCTTCCGTCTCGTAATCCAGCGCAAAGAACTGCACGCCGTAGCGCACGTCGTACAGGCCGACCGCGACGAATTTCTGCCCCTGCGAAAATCGCATCGGCACCGACGGCAGAAACAGCCGGTGCGCCTCGTCTTGACACTGGATTGCCAAGTCAAGCGCAACACTTTCGGCCTTTCGGCGCCCAGCCATGTAGGCGTCGCCGAGATGCCCGTACCGGCGCCAAAACGCCTGCTCGTCGGTGTTCGCTAGTACGTCGTTGAGTTGCACGCGAACCTCCCGGTGTTGTAGTCAAAGGTCAGCTCGGGCGCCTGCAACTGCCCGATCTCCTCGCGGTAGCGGGACTTCACCACAGCCAGCGTGCGCACATTGGACGCAGCGTCCTCGGCGTGGATCACGATGCCCAGGTCAGGCTTGTTGTTGAAGTGCGCCGACTCGGCGACATCGCGGAGCGAGGGCATTGGGTACTTCCCGTCGCTGCCGCGCATCGTCTTGGCCGGGTGCGCGACCACCATCACATGAACGTCGAAGGCGCGGGCAAAGCGCTTGAGCGCCCGGATCGCGCGCCCGATGTACTCGGTCTGCGATTCGTCGCGGTCGCGACGGTGTTCGATCTCGTTCCACGGGTCGATGACGAACAGCTTGCAGCCCATCTGCATCGCAGCCGCCTCCATCCGCTCAAGCAACCATTCCAGCGTTGCGTCTTCGGTTTCGCTGGGCACCACGAATGCGAACCGGCGCTCGATCCAGGCATCCGCCTCGGCCCGCTCGTCTGGCGTCTGGCGGTTCTCCGGCTTCTGCCACCACCAGCGGCGCAGATTGCGGCGATGGTCGCGCTGCGGTAGCTGCTCGAAGCTGGCGAACATCGCGCCCACGTCGTACCGCATCACGATGCCGCAGATGAGGTCATTTACTGCTGTGCTTTTGCCGAGATTCGGGTACCCGGTGAACACGGAGAAATCGCCGCAACGTAGGTTGAGCGCAACACCGGGAATCTGCACGGCGAACGCGCGCTGGTCGGCGACGGGCGGTAGTTCGCTCAGACGGAACAGCCCGCCGACGGGGATCGCCTCGGCGCGCTGCAGCGTCTTGCGAACACCGGCATCGCCGTACGCCTGCAGAACCTCGTTGAGATCCTTGAGGCGCGCTATACGGTCTGAGCCGAACGGATACGTCACCCGCCAGCATCGGGCACGGCCAAGCATGGTTGCGAGGTCGGCAAATAGGTTCGCGCCCGGCCCGTCGTTGTCGGTCGCCAGAATGATCTTTTTCGCCCGCGCCAGCGACAGCGTCGAAGTCATCAGCTCGCGCAGCCATTCGTAGCGTTTCGCCTCGTGCGGGACTGCCGTCGGCTCACCGGGTGCACCGCCAGGCACGCTGATCGTGCGCAGAAACCCGGACTGGATCGCGGTCAGCCCGTCGATCTCGCCCTCAACGATTACCACCGGCTCATCCAGCAACGTATCGTCGCGCAGCACGTCCTGATTCCACGCGGTTTGCTTCGCTCCGGCATCCTGCGAGAACTGCTTGTCGCCGCCGAGCGTCCGGTACTTGTGCCGGACCAGCTCGCCGTCGGCGACGTAGGGGATAGCCAGCCAGTCAGTACCACCGCGAGCGACGGAGTGCAGGCCCAGTCGCGCCGCCACCGCCAGGTCGATTCCCCGCATTGCCAGCAGGTCGCCGTGTTTGTCCGAAATCGCTGTCGTTTCCACTCGTTGCTCCCTTCCATCCGCAGTGGTGGCAAAAAAACGTTGCCCCCTTCGCGTCCACCTTCACCGACAAAACCTTCTTGTTCCTATTGCCCGCCTTCCGACTCTCGCTGCACTCCGGGCACCTGCAAACGTGTTCGCCTTCCCGGGCCGAGTCGAGCTCGATGCCCTTGGCGCGCAGTGCGTCGATCAATTCCATGGCTTGCGCTCCGGCGCGGCGCTGCGGACCTGCACGGCCTTGGTCAGCCACGGGACGGGGTCGGTGATGTCCTGCTCGACCGCGGCGTTGAGCGCCCGAATCGTCTCGATGTCCCCTGCATCCTTGCGGAGCTTCCCGAGGAATGACCGGGCCAGCTTCTGGTCCAGCCCTTTGCCGACGAGGTACGCCAGCCCTGTGCCGAAAATCGGATCGGGGGGCGGCGACTTGTCGCCAGTAGCTTTAGCTACTGAACTCTCCTCTTTATCTTTATCTTTCGTAGTTACTACGGAACTACGGCGCTCTACGGTAGTAGCGACGAATGCTTCTACGGGCAAATCGTGCAGAAATGCGACGCACGCTTCGAGGTCAGCAAACTCGCCATCTTTTGTCTTTTGAATCAAAGAGTTGAGCGCAGGAGAGCGAGAAAACCATTCGCCCTTTACGCGCGTCGCCTTGAAAAAATCATGGATAGCGAACTCCGAACGCGCGTCGGTCTTGAGGGTCGCCAGCAGCGTGAATTGCTCAGCTGAACCGGTCTGCAAATCCCGCACTCGCGACCACGGATTTCTACTGATACCTACTTTGACTACGTCGCTGTCCGTAGTAGCTACGTAGTAGACGTAGTTCGATCCTGGCGCTTTTCCGCCTTCAGCCCCGTCCTCACGCGCCGGCTGACGTTCTGCCCAGCCCGAGAGGTCATCACCGGCAAGGACTCGTCCCTGCATCGCGTTGAGGATGATTTCGATTGCGGCGTCGTCCACGTCCAGCGCGCTCGCTAAGTCCTCGACGCGTACGCGAACGGTACCGCGCGGTTCATTCTTGGATGCCGATACCATGAGGTGCAGGTAGGTCGACAACACGAGCGAGATCGGCTGATTAGCAATGCGCGCAATCGTCCGCCATTTCGGATCGTTCGGCATTTCGTGCCAGAGGCGAAGCCAGTGATTTGCCATCTAGAACGCCTCCACCGCCCAGCCACCGCCGTCCCGCTTCGCCTTGGCTTTGACCGCCAGGAACTCGATCGGGTACATGGCCGCCGCCACTTTTATCTTCACGCGCGCATCGTCCTGCCAGTGGCCTTTGACCTCGTGCGCCTGCAATTGGCCGGATGCCAGCATGACGAAGAAGTCAGGGGTGTAAAAAGTGTTGTCGGCGAGGCGAATCTTGATACCCTCAAACTTGAACCAGGCGATGCGGCCCGCTGCTTTCTCGGCCTCGAGGTGCGCGTTGTAGGCGGCTTCTGTGTTGTTCATTTCGCCGGTCTTGAGGCGGCCGAGCGCGAACATGGCTTCCGTCGCTTGATTGGCGGACGCCTTGATAGCTGCCGCGCCGTCAGCGGCGAGCGCGACAGCGCGCTTCGCATCCGGGGCCTTGCGAGCGACCGCAACCACGCGGCCAGACGGCAACACGCTCGACTGCGCGACTTCTTGCCGGTACTCGGTAATGCTCATGCGCTCAGTCATTGCACCAGCGCCCAAACGCGACCGCCGGATGTTCCGTTGCCCTTCATGCGGGCGCAGAACGCCACCGTGCGGATCAGGTTCTTGCGGGCGAGGCCTTGGTACACGCCACCAAATGCTCGAAGCTCAGCGGGCCGAATACCTGCCGCCACGCATGCGTCTGTGATCTGCTCTCCCGGTGCTTGGCGATGCTCGGTCAGGTACGACAGGATGAACGCACGGGCGCGCTCGGTAAAGTCGGGAACCTCGCGGTTCGCCTTCGCTTCAGCGGCGCGCATCGGCTCCAGCATCTTGTCGTAGCTGCTGGTGCGCTGCGGCTGGTTCAGCAAGGCATCGAAGGTCATTTGGTGCGTCATGCGGCCACCAGAAAGTCAGGCACGGCGACGCGCTGCGCTGCCGCGTAGGGGTTGGTCTGCTTCGACGTGCCGACGACTTCCGCCATCACAGCATCATGCGTTTCCGCGCCGAGGCTCTCTGCCATCGCCAGCGCATCGCGCTCCTTGCGACGCAGATTTGCGATCACAGCGCCCTCGGCGCTAGAAGCGAACACATGCACCTGCACCTCGCGCTTTTGGCCGAACCGCCAGCAGCGGCGGACGGCCTGGTAGTAGCTCTCGAACGAGTCGGTCACGCCGACGAACGCCATGCGCGCGCAGTGCTGCCAGTTCAGGCCGAATCCCGCAATGGACGGCTTGGTGATCAGCACGCGGATATTGCCGGCCGCGAAGTCCTGCAGGCGCTGTTCCTTCGCCTCGACGTCGTCGCTGCCGCGAATCTCGACGGCACCGGGGATGGCCTTGCGCAGCGCCTCGCCCTCGTCGTTCAGGTCGCACCAGACAATCCACGGCTCGGCGTCAGCGTTCACAGCCGCAGCGCATTGCGTGACGCGGTCGGAAATCGACGCGCGACGAGCATTGCGGCGCTCGCTCAGGGTCTGCGCCTCGAACGCGAACAGCATGCCTTCGGCTGGCTGAATGTCGCTCGCTACAGTGTGCTCGATCAGTCGAACGGGCGGCAGCTCGTAGGCTGAATCGTCAAATCCAAGATCGGAGGGGCGGCGGACCAGCGCACCCCAATTGCAAACCCACCGCCAGAAGATGTGCCGCGCGTGACCTTTGAGGCGCCAGACCGAAGTGTCGCCACCATCATGGGTGAAGAACTCGGCGAGCATTTCCTGCCGCGAGACCACGCCCAGGAACTCGGCGTGCGTGCCAAGTTCGGTCCAGTCGTTCGGCGCTGGCGTGGCCGTCGCGCAGAGTTTGTACGGCGTCGCGCGGAACGCTTCGGTCAGCCGTTTGAACGTCTTGGCGTCGTGGTGTTTGATGATGCTGGACTCGTCCAGCACAACGCCGCCGAACAACGCCGGGTCGAAGCGATGGAGCCGGTCGTAGTTCGTGACGTTGATCCCGTCAACCACCTCGGCCGCGTCGTGGCATTGCTTGACCGCGATGCCGATGTCTTGGCCTTCCTGCGCCGTCTGTTGCGCGACCGCTAACGGCGCGAGAATCAGGATCGGCCGCCCGGCGCTTTTGTGCACGGCATCAGCCCACGCGATTTGCATGCGGCTCTTGCCAAGCCCGGTGTCAGCGAAGATAGCGGCACGCCCTTTCTTGAGCGCCCACCGCGTCAGCGCGGTTTGGTGCGGGAAAAGCGAATCCGGCAGATTGATCGGGCCGACCAGCCCCGCCGACGGGACCAGCCCGAACTTTCCCGCAACGAATGACGAATAGTCCATCAGGCCACCTCAGCGAATAGATCGGCTGTCTGGCGCTGTGCGTTCGCGATGTTCCCGACAGCCTGCTTGAAGTAGCTTTCCTTAAGCTCGGCGCCAACGAATCGCCGGCCAAGCTCGATAGCCACGTAACCCTCGCTGCCGATGCCCATGAATGGCGACAGCACGATGTCATCCGGGTTGGTCCACAACAGGATGCCGCGGCGGATCACTTCGAGCTGCAGCGGGCAGATGTGGCGCTCGTCGTCCTGCTCGCGGGCGCTGGTGTACTGCAGGGTGTCGGACGGATTGATGTCCATCCACACCGGGCTCGCGACCTTTTGCCACAGGTCAACCGGGTAGTCGGCGGCGTCGTGCTTGACACGCTCCGATTCGCCGGGCGCCCGCATCGTGATGAGGTAGTCGGGGATGCCCTGCCGACACATCGCCGCGTTCTCGCGCACCGACTTGTGCAGCAGGCCGATAGCCTTGGTGCGCTGCATGGCCGTGACCGGGTCCTTCCAAATCGTCGCCTCGGCGTGGTGAATGAACCCGTGCTTCTCGAACGCGCGGATCAGGTCGCCTCGGAAATCCTTGAGGCCGATGTATCCGTCGCGCTCCTTGCTCGCTGGCAACAGCATGCAGTGAAAGCTGACTTCTCGGCCCGGCTTCATGATGCGGCGCAACTCGGCGATCAGGAAATCAAAGTGCGCGAAGAACTCTTCATCCGATCGCACATTGCCCATGTCGCGAGGGCTATTGCTGTACGTGTACAGGCTAGCGAAGGGCGGCGAGAAGATCGAGTAGCCAACGCTGTGATCAGGCAGGCCCCGCAGGACCTCGACACAGTCGCCGTGATACAGAGCGTAGCGGTCGGTGACGACTTGATTGATGCAGTTCATGCGGCCCTCGACAGCGAGGAACGGTTGAGACGTGCGGCGAGCGCTTCCAGCGTCTTGACGCCGGTGACAAAGTCCCGTTGCAGCGCGGCGCGTTCGTCCTCCGCGTCGAGCACCTCGGGCATCGTGTAGCCGCAGTCCGCCGTCAGGAACCGCATGTAGGCGTGGCAGCCGTTGTCGCGACCGATGCGCACCAGGGCGTTGACCTGATCAGGCGACAGGCGCTCGGGGCGGTTGTCGTTCAACGAGTCGCGCAGCCATTGCGCTGCCATGTCTGGAGATTTGTCCGGGCGCATCATCGGCCCTATCTTCTTGAAGCCGCCGCACGCCTCTACGGTGTGGCGCAGCGCGGCGTTTGCGTTGTCAAAGAACAGCGCGTCTTGCATCCTGTATCTCCCGGTTGATGGGCCTTCCGTGAATCACGGAACGGCACGTAACGACAAAATCCGCGCAAAAAAATACATTGGCGGCATGAACACGAAAAAACTTTTTGAACGCGACTACCCAACCGGGGAGAAAAGCAATCGCGTTCAAAAAATGGACGCCACAGGCATCCAAACTCGCGCCAGAGGTAACGCGAGCACCGGGGGAGGTGTAGGGGCGGGCCTGCCCGTCGCCAGACGATCCACAAAAGGAGAGCAGGCCCATGGAAATCATTTCTTGTCGCCCGCCCATGCGTCGATCACGATCAGCACGCACGCGCAGCCGACGAGCAGCCAGAGCCAAGTCAGCAGCAGCTCACCAGCGTTCATGGCTGTTGTTCTCGAAGAAGTGGACGGTCGTGTGCGTCGCCAGCGCGATCAGCGCGATTGCGACTGCTGCGAGGGCGATGTAGAGGGCGGTCATGCGGCGGCGCGCTCTGCAACCTCCGGCCACAGAGCCTTGCCGTCGCCCGAATAGAGGTCAAGCCGAGAAATTCCCGTTGCCGCCTCAATGGCTACGCACTTGTCCGCCGGCACAGGACGAACGCCTGTGATCCATTGGCTGACGGTGGACGCCTTGACATCGAGTCGCCGCGCCGCTTCGGTCGGTCCGCCAAGGTCGCGGATCGCTTGCTGAATAGAAGTTTGGATGCCCATAAACACGGATCATAGGCTATGCCTATAGCCTCGTCAATAGGCATTGCCAATAGGTGTGATTAAAAAGTTCAATAGGCAATGCCTAAGCAACAGCCAACAGTCACTTCGCCGGGCCTCGGGCGCAAAATTGGCGACGCCTTGGACGAAGCCGGGCGGACGCAGACCGCGCTTGCCAAGTTTCTCGGGATCACTCAGCCGTCCGTATCAGAGGCGATCAAGACCAACCGACTGGCGAAGGAGCACCTACCGAAGCTGGTCGAGTTTTTCGGCAAGCCCTACGAATATTGGCTCGGCGTCGCTGGGCACGAGGAAAGTGAGTTCGCATTTGTGCCACGCGCACGGGTTGAGGCGTCGGCCGGCCATGGCGCACTGATCTTTGATGAGGGCACCGAGTCTGCGCTGTCGTTTCGCAGGGACTACCTTCGCGAACAAGGCGTGTCCGAAAAAAACGCTGTCGTGGTTACGGTAAAGGGCACCAGCATGGAGCCTGGAATCGCTGATGGCGCGGTGCTGTTGGTTAATCGGGCTGGCGCCGCCCGAATCAAAAACGGACTTATTTATGCCTTCCGCCTTGATGGCGAGCTGTTCGTCAAGCAGCTGTTTCAGGACAGCGAGGGCATCATTGCTCGCTCTGACAACCCCGACAAGGATGAGTACCCTGACATGCTGATAGACGCTCGCTCGCAGGACTTTGAGGTCATTGGCCGGGCAATCTGGATGGGGCGAAAGCTGTAGACCTATCACTTTTGGGAGGTGTGCGCGACCGATCTGGCGCGCAGAATGCCTTCACCATCAACCTAACGGAGGGAACATGACGAAGTGGATCTTTGGAGTGATTTGCGCACTCGCGGCAGCGTGCTCGCACGCCTTTACAGTCAAGCCGATTGACGGCTTGTGGAGCATTGACAGCGAGCTTAATCTGTCGATCGGGCGGGCATTCAACCTCGAGCTTTCTGGGCCGTACCTGATTGTGTCGTTCTACAACTACAACGCTCAGGGTGCTCCCACCTTCTATGTGACCGCAGGATTGCTCGGCACAAACAACCGGATGACTGCCGGCCTCTCCGAGCCGCAAGGTGGGACCTGTCTCGGCTGCACCCCGACCAGCGGCAGTGTGCGCTCAAGCCCGGGCAATGTGACTTTTGAGTTCGTCACATCCACAAAAGGCTACGTGACGCTTCCCGGCGAGGCGCGCAAAGCCATTTCCAAAGGAGCTATTACGTGGCCGGCGGCGCCTGCCGGGCTTCGAGGGGTTTGGGCTTTCACGTCAATGAGCACATCAAGCAGCTCGCCTATCGCCGTGGCAGACGTCGCGATCCTCAGCACACAGCTCGCGGCCACGTCGACAGGGTCGGGCCTGGTTGCCAGCGCAAACGGGAAGTATGGGTGCGAGTATCAGACCAGCGGCACGCTGGCGGGACAAGTTTTCTGTCTCATGCTCGGTTCCACATCCAACTTTGACAAGGTGTCCACGTCGTACTGGTGGGGAGACAACATGGATGGCGTGTGGCGGTTCAGCAATGTTGCCGTAACAGACTTGTTCGTCGCGCGCCGGATCGTCAGCCCGAACGGGGATCAACTGGACATCAAGGCGCTCGAAGCCCAAGACGCAGCCATGCAAGATCGTCTCTACCGCTCAATGCAGGCGTACATCGACGCGGCGAACACCCGGCCGTAACCCTGCCGTTCGAGGGCGCCTGTCCGTCCAACCATCCGTATTGACAGGCGTTATACGCAACCCTGCGGCCCCGTAGGGTAATGACGGCACGACCGACCACCCAGCCCGCCTAGCGCGGGCTTTTTGTTGCCCGGAATTAGGCGATCGTGATTCTCTCAAAAATATAGGCTCTGCCTATTGACAGGCAATATAGGCATCGCCTATGCTTACTCCCACTCGCAGCAAAACACCGCTGCCCCAACAGCAAGCCGGATCGGTAGGGAGAACGAAACGGCATGTAGGCCCCGGAACTCAGGGGCGGCTGGCTGAAAGCGCAGATAGACCGATTTGGTAGCGCGAGTAGGTGGGGTGGCGGTGATGCAGCGTGTTGTTGATGGGGCGCTTTGGCATTGGGGCGCTGCGGGCTGATTGGTTGGCGGGTTGCTCCGCTTTGCTGGTCAGTCGCTAGCAGTTGATCGACGCGAAGCGAAATCCAGCGTCCTCCGGGTTCGATTCCCGGCGCTCCACCAACAACATGCTGCGCGGCTGCGGTGATTTTTCAACCACCGGAGATCGTTATGTCAAAGAAGCCGCTGTCTGTGCAACTGCACGAAGCCAACGAGTCAATCACTGCGCTGCAAAACGAACTTGCGGCGACCAAAAAGAAGCTCGAAAGCGCCGAGAGCAGCAGCAAGTACATCCAGTCCAAGGCCGATGAAAACTCGCATCAGGTCGAGCAAACGCATCTGATCCTTGACGGGCTCATCGGCGCAGACACGCGCAAGTCCTCCGCTGCCGAAGCGTGGAACACCGTGACGCTGGCGCTTCCCGTGCGCTTGGCGCTGTTCCTTGCGGGCAAGAAGCCGACCGCCGCCTAGCCCCACCCCAACCCCCTCTATTCATCAGGAGCCACCGTGAAACAGCAAATCAAGAACCGTTGGATAGGCGCAGTTCTTTTCGAGTGCGACGTGCCCGACGATCTGGACAGCGGCCTCGCGATGCGCCACGCGCTGGAGAAGGCGGTGGGAAGCCGCGTCAACCTGATCGACGCCAACCTGAGCGACGCCAACCTGAGCCGCGTCAACCTGATCGACGCCAACCTGAGCGACGCCAACCTGAGCCGCGTCAACCTGATCGACGCCAACCTGAGCCGCGCCAACCTGAGCCGCGCCAACCTGAGCGACGCCAACCTGAGCGGCGCCAACCTGAGCCGCGCCAACCTGATCGGCGCCAAGGGCGCAGAGCTGGCAATCGCCAAGACTCGCATTCTTCCTGAGGGTGATCTGATCGGTTGGAAGAAATGCAGGCAAGGCGTGATCGTCAAGATGCGCATTCCAGCTGATGCGAAGCGCTCGCACGCCTTTGGTCGCAAGTGCCGCGCCGAGTTTGCGGACGTGCTGGAGGTGATCGGCGGTGATGTCGGCATCAGTTCGCATGACGGGCGCACCGAGTACCGCGCTGGCACCCGCGTAACGCCGGATTTGTTCGATGACAACTGGCAGGACGAGTGCAGCAATGGCTTGCATTTCTTCATCTCGCGTCTTGAGGCCGAGGAGTATGCGCTGTGAAGCCCTACCTCCTCTCATGGAAGCTAGCAGACGGCGGACGTGGGCACCTGACCTGCATAGCTGAGTCGTGGGCTGCGGCTATTCGGATGCTGCCGGTCAGCTTGGTCCGTGCGTCTGTTGTGGTGAGGGCGGTATGAGTGTGCAAGTGGATCTGGAAATCCGGCACGATCGTCATGCTTTGAACCACGTCGCTTCGACGCCGGTGAAGCGTTCGCCGCCGTTCGCCGAATCACCTAAAGGCGCTTAC